ATGAAAAAAGATGTAATTTTAACACTTTGGGTTCTATCATTTATAGCGATGGTAATACTGGTGGAAAATCCATATAAGATTTCGTTTTGGATTTCATTTGGGATTTTCGGATATCTCTCGGTGTATATTGAAAAACACAATAAAAGATTCGAGCATGAAGATGAGTAAATCTCCGTATATAATTCAAGAAATTATCCTGATAACATATAGTGGAAGAAAACTTCCTCTTACAATTATAGATAAGAGAATTATAGACACTCCGATCAGATTAACGAAAGACAAAATACTCAATGCTTTCTCTTCTATGAAAGACAAACCGATAGATGTAAAACTAAAAGTAAAGTACATATAAAGCGTACATAAGAGCAATGAAAACAAAAGAAGAATTACTAGCAATGAGTCATGAAGACTTAGCTTCACTTACATATAAAATTATGTATGAACAATGTCTTCTTGAAAACAAGGAAAAAGAAAACAGAAGATTAAGAGAAATACTTGACGCTATCGGTATCACGTATGAAACTTTCAAATCAGAATTCCATGAATGATGAATTACAGCAATTAGAATCCGAGTTAAAAAAGGTGGAATCTAGCAACCTTGAATATCTTCCTGAATATGGATATTCACCGAAAGCAGAAATAATCCAGCTTATCAAGGAAGACATATCCGATGTCAAAAAAGAAATCAACAAGAGATTAAAATTGCACGCTTCTGGTATTTCATCAGGATATACAGAAAAAAGCTTAGAAGAAGAGAGAACTAGCCTTTGCTTAATGCAAGGGCTGGCGAGATATTGTTAAACTTTAAAATATTTGAGCAATGGAAGAAAACAATCAAGTAACAGAGTTGCAAATTATTCAAGCTAAACAGGCAGCAGAATTTGCTATGACACCTGTAGGGCAAACTGTCAAACAGTTTGAGGTCATGCAGCGCATGGCCAAGATGTACACTGAAAGTACAATCGTTCCTGAAGCTTATAAAGGAAATACAGGAAATTGTGTGATTGCGCTTGATATGGCAATGAGAATGAATGCTAATCCGTTAATGATAATGCAGAATCTCTACGTTGTCAAGGGAAACCCGTCATGGTCAAGCAAGTTCCTTATCGCTACCATTAATATGAGTGGCAAATACACCTCACTCAGATATCGGAAAAGAACGCTAGGGAAGGTTGGTAAAGTAAAATACAATGAAACAGTGTGGGATGCTACAAACAGACGCAATACAATCGTTGTAAAAGAGTTCGACGGTACTGATGTGGATAATATTGAATGTATTGCTTATGCCACCGAACTTTCTACCAAAGAAGTTCTTGAATCAGATCCGATAACTATTGAAATGGCAATAAAGGAAGGGTGGTATACAAAGTCTGGAAGCAAATGGGTTACAATGCCCAATCTGATGCTTACTTATCGTGCGGCTGCTTTCTGGCAACGTGCCTATTGTCCTGAAATATCAATGGGATTCTTAACCAAGGAAGAAGTTGAAGATATTCAGGATGTAGAATATGAGGAAATCCCGGATAAAGGTACGAAAAACAAGCTTGCCGAAATTGCTCTTAAAAATGCAGGAGTAAAAGAACAACCTAAACAGGAGCAACCTGTAAATCAGTCTCAAAATAACACGAATGACAAACCGGTTCAAAAAACATTATTATAATGGAATCCCAACATACAATTGAATGGTACAGAAAACGATTAGGCTGTATCACAGGAAGTGAATGCGGGGTATTAATGAAGAGTGGTCGTAATGACCGCTTTTCAGATGCCGCCAAAACTTATATTTATCAAATTGCAGGTGAAAGATTTATGGATCCCGATATTATAAATGATGATTATACATTCGGGATATACTTGCAACAAGTAAATGTAAACTCCAAAGCAATGCAGTGGGGTAATGAGCAAGAGGAATATGCGCGTAATCTTTATGCTAAAAAAACAGGCTTGCATATTATAGAAGTCGGTTCATGCAAACATCCTACCATTCCTAATTTCGCGAGTAGTCCTGATGGTTTCTTTTATGATGAAGATAGCCAAATCAAATTATGTTTGGAAATCAAATGCCTTGACCAAAGCAAATTTATGAGATACAAATCCGATGTTCATGACAATGACTCATTGTTAGAAATGAATCCTAAATACTTCTACCAATGCTGTGCTCACATGATGTGCACTGGAGCACAAAGAACTGATTTTGTCGTTTATAATCCTTTTCAAATAGATCCTATTCATATTGTACACATATTACCTGATGAAAAAGTCCTCGCTGAAATGGAGAAACGCATTCGTATGGCAGACGATATTATTAACCAAATAGCTGATATAGAATAATGGGTGACCTATTAATAAAAGAGACTCAACTCCAACGTATTATACGAAAGACAGGTAGAAAACCATGTGAATGTAAATGTTCATTATGTAAAATGCAATGTCATACTCCATGTTTAGGAACTCCGCAGGATATTGAGAAATTAATAGATTCAGGTTATTCCGACCGGTTACTCCCCACTCTTTGGGGAGCCGGAATGATAATGGGAGTTATTGATATTCCAATTCCTATGATCCAAATTGCATCGGGCGATGATTATTGTTCGTTCTTTCACAATGGCTTATGCGAACTTCACGACAAAGGATTGAAGCCTACCGAAGGACGTTTGTCGCATCATTCTACACGCATTGACAATTTCAAAGCATCTAAAAGTATAGCTTGGAATGTCGCTAAAGAATGGCTTTCCGAAGAAAATGCAGAAGTTATTGAACGTGTAGCTGATAAATATAGTAGAAACTTAAAGCGTGTAAAATGATGAAACCGGATATTATAATTAAACAATTAGATAACGGCTGTTTTGACGTGCACGTTGAAGATAAAAGTACAGACCAACTATCATTTGATGAAATGATTGGGCTTGTTGCACAATTGACTGTACCTAAGAATAAAAGATGCCTCCAATGGCTTAAAACTAAAGAACAGCATGAGTCTTTTAAGAATAGAAACTTAAAAACGATAGAGCGATGAATACAAAAGGGCCAATAAGAATTGAAGCTATAGTCAAAAGCAAATCCAAACAAATCTTTTTCGTATTCAATCGCAAAGTTGAGTTTATCCACACACAGTTCGACAATGAAACAATAATCGGAGAAGATGAAGGAATATATAACTTCTATTTTTATAAAAGTCCTTCTAAATATTTTCAAGCATTTGCTGGTAGAGAGTTTGATTTGAAAATGTCAGATGGAAGCACAACTCATTGCTTCGGTCAATGGTGGGATGGTTTAACTAAAGCAGCAAAACTTATGTTCGACGGTGTATTGTCAAACATCGCATATTCAGATATTGAAAGCTTAAAAAAATGCTATGTGTATTATGGTGGGAGATGCGATACCAATTGGATAAACAAATTACTATCTGAATATAACGGAGAAATATATGAGTATTATGAATTTGAAAAATTAATCAAAAACAAATAGAGCAATGGAAACGCAATTAGCAATTCAAGAAAGCGACCTAGAACTGGTCGTAAGTGAAAAGACGTTAGGTAGCCTTACTACCAATGCAAAGCAAATCAGAGATATGGTAAAAGCTTCTTTGCAAATGTATGATATTACCAATTATAACGATGAGAATATCGACCAAGCGAAGAAAGACAAGGCAATTCTCAACAAGGCGACAAAAGCACTCAATGCCAAACGTCTTGAAATAGAGAAAGAATTTATGAAACCTTTCGGGGAGTTTAAGGACGTTGTGAACGAAACCATAAAACTTATCGGTGAGTGTTCTGCCAAGATTGATACTGTGGTCAAGCAGAACGAGCAGCAATATAAGGAAAAGAAGAAAGCAAACATTAAAACCTATTTTGATGGCATGAACACCAATCTCGTGGACTTCAACAAGGTGTTTAAACCGGAATGGCTGAACAAGACTGCAAGCATGAAGTCTGTTTGTTCGGATATTGATGCCATATTTGCTAAGGTTGAAAACGAGCTATCTACGCTGAAAGGTTTTGGCGAAGACTATGATGTTCTCCGCACTTATTATATGGACACGCTTAATATCGCTTCTACTATTCAATACGCAAACCGCCTGAAAGAACAACGCGAACGGGCTAAGGCAGCAGAAGAAGCTAAGATTAGAGCGGAACAAGAAAAGCAACAAGCGGAAGAAACTCGTAAAGTTGCTGAAGCAGAACAAGCCAAATCCCGTCCGGTCAATCCGTTTGCGATGGCAAATCAAAAAGCTGACGAACAAGTACCTTTTAGTCAATCCAGGACACAACAACCTGAATTATTGACGAGAGCGTTCAAAGTTACTACTACCCGTGAGAACATCATTGCTCTTGGTAATTTCATGAATGAAAAAGGTATTGATTTTGATAAAATAGAATTACAATGAGTGAAACAGGAAAAGAATACGGACAATTTGTAAAACAGAGAAGAGAAGAGCGTTATAGTCAGTTTGTAAACACAATCCTTCCCGCTATCAAATCTTTAGGATATGACGTTATTCAACGAAATGATTTTGGATTCGAATTCATTGTTTCTAAAAAAGGATTTGGGTGGGTTATATTCTATCCCAAAGGTGATAGGTTATTATTGTGTAAGCAAAACAAATGGCTATATGGTGGCTTTTCCTGGATTCGCAAACATATACTTAAAAGCAATGGAAGTATGCAAAACAGATGTTCAGACCATTATTCGGCTTCTTGATAAGAGCGCTGAATTAATTGATAAATATTGCAAGAAACCTTGCGAAGTTGATAAAGCAAGGCAAGCCAGAAATATAAGTAAAAAATTAAAAAAGAAAATAGACAATGGAAAAGAATGAAATTTTAAACAGCCACTGTGATGTTCGCAGAAATGCCGCAGGTAATCCTAATACTCCGGTCGATACCCTAGTGAAGTTGTCGGAAGACAGCGACTGGGCTGTTCGCAGCAGTGCCGCAGGTAATCCTAATACTCCGGTCGATACCCTAGTGAAGTTGTCGGAAGACAGCGACTGTGATGTTCGCAGAAATGCCGCAGGTAATCCTAATACTCCGGAGTATACATCGAGCAATGAAGAATTTATAATCACAGAGACTTATGTAGCCATCAAGGGTACAAATCATTTATGGTACAAGCACAATTATCCCAATGTTGCTCCGTTTTATACATGTGGTTGCTTCTGCGGTTCTCGCGAGAAATTGATTTCAAGGATTTACTCAATTGATAATCTTTTCGCTGATCCTGCTGTAAGGATGCGAATATTGGATTCTTTAGGCCGTAAGTTTAAAGAAGTTTTTGGGAGATAAATTTAACAATAAATCTTTGCCAATCCTTGAATTTTCTTCAAGTATTGGCACAAAACAGAATAATATATATGGCAAAAGTATTTATAACAAAATATGCCTTAACATCAGGTATAAAGGAGATGGAAACGGAAATTCATAAATCCGCGTTCAACAATCAAAATGACTATGTGAGAGATGGTTCTTTCTCTTTTCATTATATAGGGAAGGATGCTTTTACTGAAAAATCAGAAGCACTAAGAAAAGCGGAAGATATGAGAAAAAAAAAGATTGCTTCTCTTCGTAAGCAGATTGATAAACTTGAAAAATTATCTTTTAACAAGTAAGGAGGAATTTATTATGGCAATGCATACATGGTTTGAATGTAAAATCCGTTATGAAAAAGTAATGGAAAACGGAATGCAGAAGAAAGTGACGGAACCTTATTTGGTAGATGCACTTAGTTTTACAGAAGCAGAGGCACGCATCATCGAAGAAATGACTCCATTTATAACAGGAGAATTTACCGTTTCCGACATCAAACGCGCTAACTATAGCGAACTTTTCCCCAGCGACGAAGAAAGTGCCGACCGCTGGTTCAAATGCAAACTTATTTTCATCACTCTGGATGAAAAAAGCGGTGCTGAAAAAAAGACTTCCACTCAAGTATTGGTACAAGCTGCCGACTTGCGCGACGCTGTCAAAAAGTTAGATGAAGGCATGAAGGGGACAATGGCAGATTATCAGATCGGTATGGTAGCTGAAACTTCGATTGTAGATGTATTCCCTTATGAAGCCAAAGAAGAAAGTAATGCAACAGAAGATAAAGAAGTTGTTCGCTTTATTGATAAGTTCCCTGAAGGGCAATGTACTGAAACCACGGTAGGTGGTAAACCGGTTATCGTTGATAAAACTGGCGGTAAAACAAAAGTAATCCCTAACAATAAATCAGATACTAATGAAGGAGATCAATAGTGAAGAATATTTGCCAGATTGGGCGATAATTGAAGACTAGTTTAAAAGAGAGGAACGATGAGTGTTATTTGTTCCTCTCTATGTGATAAGCTATCTACTACGAATTTACTATAAAGAATAAATAAGTTATAATTATGACAGAATTTTATAACATGGGAGAACTTATTCCTGTTAGAGAAAATAACGGTCAAAGAGCCGTTAACGCACGTGATTTACATGCTTTCTTAGAAAGTAAGCAGGACTTTTCGACTTGGATTAAAAACCGTATTGAACAATATGGCTTTATAGAGAACCAAGATTACCAAATTCTTGCTCCACAAAATTATGGAGCAAGTTGGGGAGGTAACAATAAGGTAGAGTACGCTCTTTCCATTGATATGGCAAAAGAGCTATCTATGGTAGAAAGGACACAAAAAGGGAAAGATGCTCGTTCCTATTTTATTTCTTGTGAAAAGATTGCCTTTAATAAGGTGGTAGAAGAAAAGAAAAGTACTAAACGTGAACCATCACTAACAACTAAAGTCCGTGTTGGTCTTGAATGGGTAAAAGGCGTAAGCGAAGTGCTTAATCTAAATGATTCTTCTAAATTGTCTTTAATTAGTAAAGTAGCTGCACCTCTTGGACTTCCGACACCTGATTATACTCCGTCACATGGGATACTTAAATCCGCTACTGAATTGCTCAAAGAAGCGGGTTTGTCTATCAGCGCACAGTCGTTTAATCAAAGAGCGATTCAGAAAGGTATCTTATGTGATATGAAAAGGAAGTCATCAAAAGGTAGAGATAAGTATTTCAAATCCATAACCGAATCCGGTCTGTCGTATGGTGAGAACCAAGTCAACCCTAATAATCCCAAAGAAACACAGCCGCTTTGGTATGAAGAGAAATTCAATGAGTTATTGATGTTGCTTGATTTTAAACTTGCTAGGGTATTATGACATACGAAGAAATGAAAGCTAAATATTGCGGAACCAATATTCGTAGAAAGCCGAAAAGTGAAGAACATAAGATACAAGCATCTTGTATTAGATGGTTTCGCCTCCAATACCCCCAATTAAGAAACATCTTATTTGCTGTTCCTAATGCAGCAAGAAGAAGTGCTAGAAACGGGGCATACATGAAAGAAGAAGGGATGCTTTCGGGAGTTGCAGATCTGATACTTCTTAAAAGTAATCGTTTCTACGGTGCTTTGTGTATAGAAATGAAAAAGCCAGGTGAGTACCAAAGAACAGTACAAAAAGAATGGCAAAAGGAATGTGAAGCGGCTGGGAATAAATATGTTGTCTGCCGTTCTCTTGACGATTTCATTAAAGTGGTAACTGATTATTTGAATAACATGTAGTTATGGTTGTTTCGCAAATTTTAAAGATTGAGACTTATGAAACCGAATGAGTTAGAAGAATGGCATAAGCTATCAGAGAATCTTGTTGCATTTACAAGTAACTGTAGTGAGGATATAAAACCATATATATTGGGACAGCTAGAAGCTTTATGCGAGATGCTGTCCAGACAAATTGGTTTAGACAAATAAAACCTGTGTCGATTGGCTCAGCTCCTATTCGGCAAATCGTTCTTTGACATTTTGTTTTCAGCTTTTAATCTGCCTTATTACTGCATTGGAATAAATAAAGCCAGACATTACATCTGGCTTTATTTATCAATTAGTCCGAATCTTTTTAATTCGGCTTTATTGATTCGAGAATTACTCTTTATCTTATCACAAACAAGAGTAATATCTTTCTCCTCCAATGTGCCTAAACTAGTACTTTTAAGAAGTTTGTTCTTCTTTACTATTTTAATTGAAGAACAATCTATGTAGCTATCATATGAAAGGAAATCATAACTTTCCCCTTTTATAAGATGCTGCATTGCTCGTACATTAGGTGGCAGATTCATATTAATAAAGGAGTTAAAGATGACACCACCATAAACGTTTCCATCGTTATCAAAGCCAAGTACTACAAAAAATTTATCACGACTGGCATCTCCGGGTTTGGGTACTACTCCATTGGCCTTGTTCATCGTAACGCAAAACACATCTCCTATCTTAATTTCCAAAGGTTTCATCAAATGCTATTGAATCATTAATATATTTTACAAGTTCATCATTAGCTCCTCCATCAAGGGCAATATCCCCCGGATCAATAACATGATTTCCCTTTTTGTCTCTCGCTTTTTGCCAACAAGTTGTATGAGAAGTTTTTTCCAACTCCTTAAAACTCATTTTCCCGTATTTGGAAATGCATAAATCTAAAGTGTCTTTATCATATTGTGAAAGATAATCCATATCAGGTTCACGTTTAGATAATAGATAGTAATCTACAACATGAACATCATCTGTCATTTTTGAAAGAACGCTTTTTTGCCCTTGTATTGTACTATACAAAATTGTTGGTACTGGTCCATGGGGAAGAGCGCAAAATTTATCCGCTATCATCAGTTGCCCCCAGTCAACCAAGCTTCGTTGATTGGCAAAATATAATATCTTGAACAAATGATAATAGTCCATACCCCCAGTTTTATTAAGGATATAAAGTACTATTTCTATGATTTTTTGTTGTTCAAATTTTGTCATTTTGTTTAGGGTTCTTGGTTACTAATTATATAATTGCATATTCAAATATATGCATTTTAATGCAAAGTTAGCAATTTCATTTGAGAAGCAAAGCATAAATAGTTAAAAGAATATGTTGATTGTTGATCGTATAATCACTTTTAAAAATTATTATTATATTTGCAATGCGTTGGGTTGTACTTATTAAAATTAGAATTAATCAGAGGATTAAGATATAGAAAGCTGTGTAGGTCACAACCCCCTGCATGGCTTTCGCCTTTTTATCTCCGCATGAAGAAGTGCGGTACGTCCTCGAACGAAAAGACATTATTATGGACAACATTCAGATTTTTAAGAATGAATCGTTTGGTGAAGTTAGAGTAGCCGGAACAAGTGAAGAACCATTATTAATTTATAAAGACGAAGAAGGAGAATGTTCTTTTAATGTTTATGAATTGTTGGCTATGGCCTATAATTCAAAAAACGATGAATTTAGTAAAAAACTTATATTATTGCTTGATTGCTTATCTATTGGTAACAAATATTATTGGTTGTTACGCGATGCTGTAATGAGTGCAAATACGGCGTTGAAATTACAGAAAAAGCATTCTTATAAGAAAAGCAAATGCCAAACTTATCTTATGAAAGATGAAAATACAGGATTTACAAAAATTGGGAAGTCTGTAAATCCTAAAAAAAGAGAACGCACGTTGCAATCTGAAAAACCGACAATCTCTTTATTCAAAGTATGTGATAAATTGGTTGAGAAAGAACTTCACGATTATTTTTCTATTAAGCATATACGTGGGGAATGGTATCATTTATCTGATGAAGATATAAAGTATATACTGTCTAAATATAACTTTAAATAGTAATGGTTTGATATAAAGCAAGAGGTTGCAGACAATGGTCATATTATCTACCATAGAAAGATTACCGGAATTGGCAGGCAAGGGATCATTAATCTTATTAATTCTTAGCTAATATAAATAAAGGGATGCATTTGCATCCCTTATATTCATCTATACATTGCAGTACAACTTATAAATAAGGCTATAATAGACACGATAAGAGCAAGTATCCAGACGGTAATTTCTAATACATTCAGACTCAAAATTCTTCTTTTACGTAATCGAAAGGACCATAAATTATACGGACAGAATATTCAAATCCAGCATTTTTTGCTACTTCTTTGCTATAATTAATTATATCTATATGGACAGCCCCTTCATACCCTCCTTCTAAAAACGATTTCCAACGACCGTTCCATAATGGGGATACACCTCCAACGTATAAGTCGAATCCATTGTCATCCTTAAAAGAAGATAAATCGTATTTTTTAGATAAAAGTTCTCTCATTTCTTCTTGTTTGTCAATGGCTTCTTTTTCCGTTTTTGCGTTTAGGATAAATATGCAAGCATTAAAATAGTTATTAATACCATCTGATTGAAAAAGGAAATGTACGGAGTTAAAATCTACACCGGCATATTTTATGTTTTTAAAGACTATGTCTTTATTGTCGGAAAGATAATCTTCCGTCCCATATTTGTTTCTTAATACAGGTAGGGCTTTTTCTCTGGAAATTCCAAAAGGTATTCCACCAATAGTTGTTATTTGCTCTTTTTTTAATTTGACTTCCATTATAGAATCAACAACAGACTGTAAAGAATCCATGTTTATATTCAATGAATCTTTAGATGTCAAATTGCCATATTCTTGCGCATTTGCAAAGAGTGGTACAATAAACATTAATACGATTAGGAGCTTTTTCATACTATTGAATTTAAATTTTACATTTATATTAATATCGTAAAAAGATGTATGTTAATTATAGAATTACTTCCAACTCTATCCTAGTCAAATTAAAGTATATATTTTGGAGTTGATTCAGATATTCTATTTGCTTAAAAACTCTGTTAGAGCGCATTACTCCATAGAAGTTAGTACGAGTATTATATAGTATCCAGAAATCTTCTATAGTCAATAATCGTTGTTCTTTTATTTGGAATTCATAATACTCGACATTAAATCCGCACTTTAACAGCAATCCTTCTGTGAGAGAAATAGGTTCTACCATAGAAATAGGAACTTCACCGTAGAAAGTTCCACCATTTACATGACATTGTAAGTACAAAGAGCTAGGTTCGATAGTTTCTACTTTGCATATAGTACCGGCAGGTATCTTAATTCCTACGTACTGGTGATCTTTCGACAGCTTTACATAGTTTCCTAACCTTAATTCTTTTGCTTCCATAGAAGTACTATTTATTTTTTAGTCGTCTCGTGTTTTAAGTTCAACATTCACACTAACCGGGAACTCGTTTCCGCAGTGTGGGCATTTGATAGAATGGGCGTTTGAGGGAAGCTGCACCTCTTCCGGGGACGCTAATAATTGCCATATAGGTACTTCTAATGCGGTTGCTATTTTGGAAAGGGTCTCAATGGTAGGATTTCCGTTCACATTCCTTGTTAATGTATCACGAGTAACTCCCAACTTTTCAGAAAGTTGCTGCATTGTAAGTCCCTTTGATTTTGTAATTTCTTTTACTCTTAGCTCCATAATATTAAGTTTTATGTATGCAAATGTAGTATTTTAATGATAGTACGATATTATAATATCGTTAATTAAAGCTAAATAGGTAATTAAATGCTGTATTTGTTTGGTAAATACGGCATTATAATGTAGTTTTACATCATCAAAAATAACTCATAAATAAAAAGAATATGAAACGCTACAATTTATCAGAGATAATGAAAAACGCTCACAGAAACTACAAGTATTCAGGTAAGAAGCAAGGTAAGACCTTTGGTGAATGTTTAAAGTCAGCATGGAAACTTGCAAAACTCCAAGCTAACTTCACAGTAGAAGCGGTAAAGGAAAGAACTGATAAATTCTTGGCAGAAAGAGAAGAAGCGATGAGCAAAGCTGCTAAGGCTACAATGCACGAAGGCTACAATAACAAGAACATTCCAGTATCAGCTTATTACAATGTAAACAGTACTGCTAGATTCGGTTCACGCTACGTAGGTGATTAAGATATAACTAACACTTTAAAACATAAAACAATGAAATACGAAGTTTCTAAGAAAGGTTCAAGCGTAACATTTAAGTTCGAAACATACGAACAGGCAGCTGATTTCTGCTATATGTATGTCATGTCAATGCACGTGAAAGGTGATAGATTCCCTGAACTTTCAATTAGAGAGATAACCGAGTAATCAGAACATTAAAATTTAGAGCAATGGACAATATTTTGAACTCAACCGTTGAAATGAGCCAAGCCGAACTTATCCTTCAGCTAGCTCAAACGAATGTGGAACAGGAAAAAAGGCTTAAAAATACAGAGCTAAGATTAAGCGCACTCGAAGAGGAAATAAAAAAGTTGTCTTCAAAGTGTATCGGTAACTATGGATGTTCTACAATGTCATCATATATCCAAAGATACAAATTGCCGATCTATGTAAGTGACATTTCAAAGCTTAGCAATGATGCTGCACGCTTATGTAGGAAAAGAGGGTATCCAGTCAACAAAGTGAATATCGAGCGTTTCGGTACAATCAATGTTTACCCGGACTTCATCCTTCATGAACTACTGGATGACTATATAAGAACCACACAGCGTCTAAATGGAAGTATAATGAGATAATAATATAAACTATAAAGTAATGATTGAAGTAGAAATAAGCCAATACCTCGCAATGTTAAAGTCATTCACAGAATGCTCTCAATACAGAGCGGAGTGTTATCGGTTAAAAGCTGAAAACGAAAAGTTGAAAATCGAGCTGTCGAATAGCTTAAAGGTTTCTCGTTCTTCCCGTAATCAGGTCGAGCACTTTGATTACGCTAGTCGAATGGGAGCTAACTAAGTAGGAAAGTAGTGTCAGGGGATTCGTCCCACACATTAAGTTGATGCCAATCGACACAGTGACAATCTGAAAATGGTTGTCACTGTTTTACCGGTTTTAAGTGGTTCTAAGTGAATCATACAATTTGAAATAACAACTATCATCCTTGATTATTCGAGGTAATATAGAGTTGAAAAATAGTGTATAAAATGATTTTGTAATTAATAAATATAGAAAAATGATCGGATTATTAAAGAACGGGCAAAAAGTTGAAGTAAAGAAAATCATACCTGATTGGAATCGGGTAGAGACTAATGATAATCAGATATTTGCTCTATGGGAGTTTGAAGTTATATATAGTTCTTAAAAAATATTCGAATATGAGTAAAATGAAGCAAATGTTACTGGCAACAGCAGCGATGTGCGCAGCAGTACAAAGTAACGATCCATACTCTGTGAATCGTAAAGAAGGAATGACTTTTAATCCTAACTATAAAGTTAAGTCATCAGTTAAAGAGTTAAGAGAGTTTACCATAAAAGGACAGAAAGTTATGGCATATTCCAAAAAGGACGCTATTAAACGACTTAATCATAAGAAATAACTAAAATATCAAATTATGAAACAAGAATCAAGCGCAGTTAATCCGTATAACGGAGTGTTCGGGCAGCAAGGTTGGATTTGTCCGAAGTGTGGCAGGGTATATTCACCTTTTACCCAAATGTGTTTGTATTGCAAACCCAATAATGCAAATACAATTTCTAATACGACCGTCAGTGAAGAAAAATTAAGAGAAAATCGTAAAACAGAGTAGTATGAAACAGACATTGGAAGAAGCAGCAAAAGAAGCGGCAGAAGATTGTTATGAATGCCAATACGATAATAGCTTAGAAATGAGGTTGGTTAAAGAGGCATTCAGACAAGGTGCACAATGGCAGTCAAAGCAATCGCCTTGGATAAGCGTTAAGGAGCGGTTGCCGGAAGAGGATGGGTGTTACTTTGTTACTGACGGTGATGTCGTTGAGAAAGTTTATTTCTTTAAAAGATGGAATAAGTTTGTATCAACTAGGGATTATCCTCATCTATTTTACGATGAAGGCGTAATAAAAGCCTGGTTACCTATTCCGTCTTTCGATGATATACTCGAAGCCAACAGAGATGTACTAGAACGGATTAAAGAGAAGGAGGTGAACCATGGATAGCGTACAGACACAAACCCTTTCTATCAAGGGAAATGATGATGCTGTGGCATATATTGATTTTTGTGATGGAGATTTGTGTGTCTCTGTTGTGGTAGAGGGCAAGCAGGCAGACTTTCACTTTGAACCTATTACTTTGAAGATGTTTGCCTATGCTTATAAGTTGCATTGTGAAGATTTAAATAAGGAGGAATAACTATGAAATCAAAACAAGTATTATCAGTCGAACAGATGAAACATTTACAGGAACTTAGATTGGACACAAGTGATGCAAGTATGTATTGGGCGAGAGTGTCGCATGGAATCCGTATTGATGACAAATCAAAAGGTAAATGGTTTTTGAGCTTGCATAAGGCATTTCAAACTTGTGGGTTTATGTCGTATGAATCAATTCCTACTTACACCTTGCAGGATATTCTCGGCAAGTTACCGCGATACATAAATGACTTTGGTGCAAAATATAAGCTGCACATTGAATCTACTTTTGCTGGACCTTGGCGTATAAGTTATCAGATAGGAATATGTGAACCATTTGTTTCTAAATTGGCAGAAAATCCATTGAATGCAGCCTACGAGATGCTTTGCTGGTGTATTGAAAACGGATGTATTAAAACTAAAGAATAGTTATGAAAGTAAGAGTAAAAGAAACTGGAGAAATTATCAATATTGCTGATTACGCACGTGTCACACTTGATAAGTGTGATAGTTACGGTAATCCTATTGAATTAAGTTTTGATGATGTTGAAATACTTCAAGAAAGGTCTGATAATATTGATTGGGAACAGAGACGTTATGAAATAGCAAAGGAAACAGTTACTGCAATAATGTCAAATGAAGATTTCTATCATCAGGTTTTATGTGAGGGAGCAGAGCATGGTCAAAGACAAATTCAAACTAATATTGCACGTGCCGCAGTTATATTTGCTGATGCTCTTATTAAAGAATTAAAGAAGGAGAAATAAAATGGAAAAGTACTATTACTATACTTACCAACGTGGTAAAACAATAGGTCATGCAGTATGCTGCACTGATAATGGACGATTTAATATACTTGAAAGACTTAAGTTTGTGCAAGGTGATTCTCTGGAATTTTGTATTATCACCTTCTATAAAGAAATATCCAGTGAAGAATATGAAGATATGATTAATTATTTTAATGAAACCAATGAAGAAGATTGAATTTTACCCAGGAATCAATCTTGATAAAGCATATCAAGAATTGCAGGACAATGCACCATGTTATGGTGAATTTAACGAGAAAACGTTGTATTCTACTGATTCTCTCGATGAAGTGTATATAAAAGTGACCGGTAAGTCAAAAGCGGAACACGATGGATATATCCGCAAAATGCATGAAGAGTATGATCGTAAGGAAGCGGAGTTCAAAGCTAAAATTCCTCAATTAACTGAAGATTACAGAAACCGTGCAAGGGGCATCATCCCGGAAGAACATTTAGAATACTGGGATGAAATCGTCCCTATCAGATTGAATGACCTGTATCATGGCATGGAACTTGACTGCTGGTTGACATTTATTGAGATATTGAATGATACATCCAAAGAAGAGTTGGAAAGATTTGAAATATGCCGATCTTTATTCTTTAAACAAGGTCACAGTGGAATGAGCGGTAGTCTTGTTTTAGCAGGTTTGAGACGTTTTCATACATTAGGAGAAATGTTGGCATCATACATTAACGACTCTATAAAAGCATAGTACCTCTTATGGAAGAAAGTAAAAACATTGGTGAAATTACCCTTGGATTTGATAATGAATCTGCAAGAAAAGTAGCAATCAATAATATGGTTAGGTGCGAATTTGCAGATCACCGTCTTGTTACCGTTGCGTATACAGAAGAAGATGCCTACCTGTTATCGGTAGAAAATCCTCAAAGTTCCGGACGCGCTACCCAAACGAATATGTATTTGACAGAAGGAAGTGCAGCTGCTCTTTTTTATACTTACATCTTATATCTGGAACATAACGGAATAGATGCAAATGAGTTATTCAAAAAATACATACTTGACGATAAAGAGCTCAAATATGAATTTTCACCTAAAGATTAATATTACATCATTATGGAAATAAACTGTAAATACTGCCCTAAAAATGATGGTACAGGCTCGTGTAAAATAAACGACTGTCCCCTACTCCCTATCATACAAGAAATGGAAGAAATAAGTGGATTCCTAAATATTACATGCCAAAACAACCCTGTAGAAATACAGGAAAGGATTGCAGCTACTATGGTATATGTAGTAAGAACCGGTGAAATGCTTGCAGATGCTAAAAGAATGCTTCGCAAAAGAAAATCGGATGAAATACAAAACACTATTATTAAGATAGCACAGGAAAACTGCTTGTCTGCAAAAGTACAAAACGCCCTACTTGATAGTATTGCAGAAAACGAATCATTCTTAGTGGATCGACTAGATCGACTTAACGCTTCAGCAACGCATCAGTTAGACGCATTACGTACTTTATTGAGTTATGAAAAGGAAGCTTTGCGGTTAAATAAGACTGGATATTAAAATAAAGTTAATCACGGAAAAATAACAGATCAAAAGTGATTGATTTTATGCCACTTTTGATTAGTTTTACACCGTGAAAATAATTGATGCGATTGGTGGAACTCTCGTATAGGAAAATATAAGTCAGCTCTGTATGAGTAGTTGTTTCCGAGTTCCACAAATAGAAACAATGAAAATATAGAGCTTCTTTTATAACTGACCATGAATTATGTTATGGATGGATAATACCTTATTAATATGCCAAGAAATCGGATGATAAAACCACAATTCTGGGATGATTCCAAAATAGCTAAAATTAGTAGGGATGCTCGACTTCTCTATATAGGCATGTGGAACTTCTGTGATGACTTGGGTGTAATCCGTGCCGATATGGTTTGGTTAAAGTCTAAAATATTTCCTTTTGACCAAATACAGATTCAACAGTTTGAGAAAATTTGTCAGGAGATTCTAAGAAATGGATTTATTAGTCTGTTCTCATATCGCGGTGAGGAATTCTATTATCTGCCTAAGTTTAGTCTGCACCAAAAGATAAATAAGCCAAATTTTGAAGATGTAAATGTGCCTAAAGAGCTACTATTTAAGGGTTTATCTAAAATCACGGAACAATCACGGAACAATCACGGATTAATCACGGAACAATCCATTCCTAAAATAGAAATAGAAGAAGAAATAGAAAATAATATTATTCCCCCCCACCCCCCCAAGGGGTTTGAGGATTTAGAAAAAGTTATTTCTGAAAAAGATCATGCCTTGAATGAGGCTTTAGCCAGAATTAAGGAACTCGAAGAAAAGATTGCTAAAGACAATCCTGCAAAGCCTAAACGGGCTAATAGCCTAAATGCTAACGCTCGAAAGGCTTTTGAAGAACATTTCAGAAATACTTTTGGCGAAGAATATTACTGGACTGCCAAAGATGCCGGCAATATGTCCCAGTTGCTTCGTAAGCTAACATTTTCACGGGAACAAAGACATATTCCCGTTGATGATGCCTCTGTGTTGTACGCTCTCCAAGTATTCCTCACGTCCGTCAAGGATAGTTGGTTACTGGATAACTTTAGCGTAGCTAATATTAACTCGAAGTATAACGAAATCGTTTCTAAGGCAAAAAATGGAAATTCTGGAAAAGGAACTATCGGATCAACTACAACAGGTCCAACAGAGAAATTCATTTGCAGCAAAGCTGAAAAAGGAGCAGATCGGGAATCTGATAGAGCGCCACAGAAAGACTATTCTTCAAGATTTTGAATATGACTTGACGAATCCCAATGAGTTTTATGCCCATCGTGATTTTATCAGGTATATCGGGAATAACTATATGGGGCGTGAATTCAGAGAGTTTGAAGTAGACGAAAACAACTCAAAGGTGTTGTCTTTCCTGCTTTACTACTTCAATGGATGCCGGTATGCAGAACAGGTTTTCCCAGATGAAGATTACAAAATCCATAAAAACCTGCTACTTGTCGGAGAACCCGGTACCGGTAAAACGATGCTTATGCAGATTTTTTCTGATTATTTACGATTGACTCATAACCCGAATACTTTTGAGAACCTATCGGTTACTCAAATGATGAACTATTACAAGATGAATGGTCATATAGATCGACATACGTTCAATGAAGGACAATCGAAAGGGTTTAAACCGGAGCCGTTTAATATCTGTTTGAACGATATAGGGCTGGAAACGGAGAATCAGAAAAGTTATGGCACTAGTCTAAACAGTGTGATAGATGAATTTTTATATGCAAGATATGAGATTTACCAGCAATTTGGCAAGATGTATCACATAACAAGTAATCTTGATGCAGAAGAATTTAAAAAGCGTTTTGCTGATCGACTTGTTGACCGATTCAAGAGTTTCAATCTCATCCCCCTTACAGGAAATAGCAGAAGGAAATAGCTGATTTGCAACAGGTTAATTTAATCTAAAGCTATGCAAATAAGAAAAGTAACGTTTGTTTACAAGTTACAAATCAAGTAACTTTACACCTGTAAATCAGAAACATATAAAATATAAGAGCAATGAAAACAAGAAGAAAATTAACTGAAAAAGAAGTGGTACTCAACAGGCTCACTCAATCTATTCTCATGCCTGTTATCTACCTACTAAATCACAATGCCAATAACCGAACAGATGATACTCCAAAGTTATCCGGTAATCTGTAACGGTATTCATTACGACGGAAGGCATCTGAAGCCTATATGCAAACGATGCTCGTTGTACACTAAAGTAAAGCAGCCATCGAAAAGTTCATGGCGCATAAGTGGAATTGAAAAATGTATAATAAATCATGTTAGTAGGAACAACAAATCTTAATACGACCCTCAACCTAGCATACGTGTTGACAGATGTCGTAGAAACCCTTCTCTATGATTTGAGAAGCGAAATGGGAAAGCAAGGCTATGAATTACGCCACGATGCGAAACGCAATTTCAACACAGCAATAGCCGCGATCCGGAAATTGAAACAAGATGTGGATAAAACACAGTTCTCCACACAGGAAAACTTCGGAAACGACTCCGATTGTCTTCTGGCTTTCATCCGGCTGTTGGTAGACCGCTGCGGTGACGATGACAAGAAGATGTTCGCATTTTATAATTACATCAAACGTCACCCTTCACAACTTGGACTCGATCTATCAGATGAAAAAAGTACGTTTGCTCATATTTTCGAAAGTAACGAGAAGCTGGATTAGTTATGAGAATACTCCTAAACATCCTCCTTCTCCTAGGAGTGAACATCTTATTTTACCTGGTGGTGTATGCGATAGCGAACCACCTGATGGATAATATTAATTAAACGATGAATGATAATGAAGAAAACTCACGGCTCATTATTTAGTGGCATTGGAGCTCCGGAACTTGCATCCGAATGGATGGGCTGGAAAAATCTGTTTCATTGTGAAATAAATGATTTCTGCCGGAGCTTTTTGGAAAAACGATTTAAAGGTACAAGTTATGCAGATATTACCAAAACAGATTTCAATATTTGGCGAAACCGAGTGGACATCCTTACAGGCGGATTCCCCTGCCAAGATGCAAGTAAGGCAAAGCAGATGGGAGGAAAAGGACAACTCGGACTTGAAGGAGAAAGGACCGGATTATGGTGGCACATGTGCCGGGCGGTTGATGAAATCCGTCTACGATGGGTTGTTGCAGAAAACGTTGCCAATATCACAAGAGTTAACAACGGAAGAGATTTTGCAAAAATCCTCCATTCGCTTTCCGAATTGGGGTACAATGCTGAATGGAAGATTATGTACGCTTCAGACGCAGGCGCGCCCCAAAGAAGAGCCAGGTGTTACCTGGTTGCTTACTCCGACAGCGTCCGATTACCGGAGGGAGAATCTTTCTTCTCCGATGTATGCAAGACGATTGTCAAGGAGCGCAGGCTGTTTGCCGGAACATCTTTATCGGTTGGGGCTACGTGGGCTGGTCAACCACCAGTTTGTAGCGTGGATTATGGGTTTTCCGATAGATCACTTGAAATGTATGGCAAATCTCGACTGAAAAAAGAGGTGTTTCACGCTTACGGAAATTCCATGTGTCCCCAGCTGGTATATGAAATTTTTAAAAGAATAGAAGAATTGGACAATTAATTAAAATATTTTCAATGAATACAACCTTTGAAAAATCGGCTAATACCACTGATGAATGGTACACGCCAAAGGAAATTATAGACGCATTGGGAAAGTTCGATTTAGATCCATGCGCTCCGGTTAAACCGCTTTGGCAAATAGCTACACAAATGTACAACAAGAATGATGATGGCTTATCAAAAGAATGGTTTGGCAGAGTATGGCTTAATCCTCCTTATTCCCGTCCGCTTATTGAACAGTTTATAAAACGGATGGCGGAGCATGGAAACGGAATTGCATTACTCTTTAATCGTTGTGATTCAAAGATGTTTCAGGATGTCATATTCGAAAAAGCAACAGCTATGAAATTTCTACGGAACCGGATTCGCTTCTTTCGACCGGATGGGACTCGTGGGGACTCGCCCGGGTGCGGCAGTATCCTAATAGCTTTCGGTGAAGATAATGCCGATATATTAAGAACTTGCGATATCGCAGGTAAGTATGTACGAATCAATTAGAGTAAAACCTTGCAAGTTCTTGAAGAATTATCAAGGATTTGCGAAAAACAAATAATAATGAACAAAAAAGAGCAACAAGCAATCGACTTTCTTCGTAGTATGGAACGTGATTCACCTTTGAATCTTGGCTTTTCTGGTGGGAAAGATAGCGTTGTTATTCTTGACCTTGCAGAACGGGCAGACATTAAGTATAACGCTATCTACGCCAACACCACAGTAGACCCTCCGGGAACAATTAGTTTTATTAGGAAGAACTATCCACAAGTCCACATCATGCATCCTGAAAAGTCGTTTTTTCAGTTAGTCGAAGAAAAGGGATTTCCTTCTCGATTACGTCGATTCTGCTGTGAAAGACTAAAAGAACGCTACGGTATTGGCAAACGTAGTATTGAAGGTATGAGAGCCGCCGAAAGCCGGAACCGGAAAGATTACGAACCAGAACAGTGCGATACACGCAGATGGATGAAAGGAGCGAAACATATTCTTCCGATCCTTAACTGGTCAGAAGCCGATGTATGGAACTATATCCGAAAGTATGGACTACCATATTCCAAGTATTACGATGCACCCTATAATCTTTCTCGGCATGGCTGTGTTGGTTGTCCCCTTGCAGGGTGCAAGCAGATGCAGACGGAATTTAAGATGTTTCCCGGTTATGCCCGAAGAATGATAGTCGCTATCGAACGATACGTGAACAACAAACCTAATAATGCACTTGCTAAGAATTTCAGTGATCCGTATGAAGCCTTTTACTTCTACATCAATGAAATGTCAATGCAGGACGTTAGACGGTTGAAAAAGGGACTCTTCCACTTTAATGCGAAGGAGGTTATACAGAAAGAAATTTTAAGTCGAATAGAGTAAAACAAATCAGAAATGAATATAGATAAATTTATTAATAGTACTATCAAAAGCTATGATGAATATCGAAAGAATTGTGACATTATAGCTAAGGAGGCACAAAGATATATCGACTTTGACAAAGTCGTTTCTTGTGAGTATATCAATGGCGTAGGACTTAGTATATTGGTAACATTACCTGAAACAGGGGATTATGATATTCCTGAACGTGTATGTCCTGTAGTAGGATTCTTTGAATATGCCAAAGGTAAGGACAAACTATCAGTGGATGACATTAAAAAACTATCATTATGAAACAGACATTAGAAGAAGCAGCAAGAAAATACGCTGACGAGATATATGATCCTGCTGACAGAGGAATTTTGTATAGAGAAACACAGGATGATTTTATCGCTGGTGCAAAATGGCAGGCAAAGCAATCACCGTGGATAAGCGTGGAAGATAGGTTGCCGAAAGCTAATACTATGGTTCTAACTAAAGGAGCTTATGGATTCCTTATTTGTTACCTTTCAACTTTGGGAGAATGGGAGACGGGAGCAAACGTGAATGAAGAAAGATTAGGTATAACCTATTGGATGTACATCCCGTCTTTCGATGAAATATTGGAAGCCAACAGAGATGTACTAGAGCGGATTAAGGAGAAAGGAGATTGATGGATGACTGAAAAAGAAGCAAAAGAACTATTCCAATATGAACAATCTTTATTGGAACAATATGGGTATATAAGTGTAATGACCTTTGACGAGTGGTGTAAAATTAAAAATATTAAAATAGAATGTACTAGAACGGATTAAAGAGATAGGAGACTAAATATGAAAGCAAGAATAAAAGCAACCGGAGAAATTGTGGATTTTGAGGATTTATATGATGATGGAACTGTCTTAGTGAAAGGTATGTATTTCAAAGTGTCAGAATTGGACTTCTTTGAAGATTTTGAAGCTATTGATTGGGAACAGAGACGTTATGAAATAGCAAAGGAAACAGTTACTGCAATAATGTCAAATGAAGATTTCTATCATCAGGTTTTATGTGAGGGAGCAGAGCATGGTCAAAGACAAATTCAAACTAATATTGCAAGAGCAGCTGTTATATTTGCTGATGCTCTCATTGAAGAACTAAAGAAAGGAGACTAATATGTATGTAGCAAGAGACAAAGACGGTGATTTGTACCTTTATAAGAAGCAACCCGTGAAGTATTCGGAAAGTTGGCAATTATGTAGTGACAATCCCCATGATTTCTATAAGCTGGACTCTTCTTTATTTCCCGAAGTAAAATGGGAAGATGAAGAGCCGACAGAAGTTGAATTAGTAAAGAAGGAGGAATAACTATGCCTACAGTATTAAGAGAAACCTATCCAACAGCCAGGAAAGAGCATGGATGTGAGTTTTGTTGCGAAAAGATAGCGATAGGGCAAAAATATGTCCGTCAGACAAATGTTTATGATGGGACTATATATGATTTTGTTACACATCAAGAATGTAAAGAAGTAGCCCATGAATTGAATATGTATGATGATTGTGATGACAATGGATTATGCGGAGAACAGTTTAGGGAGGAATTGGACTTATACGTACATGTCAATCATTACGATGATGAAGCGGACGACATCTGTTCTGATTGGCAGTTGAATTACTATGAGATAGCGAAAAAGGTATTGAAAGAACTTAAAAACGAATAACTATGGGATTTACAACACCTTCGTTTATACTCAAAAACACACCGGAGCTTCGAGATAAGTTAGTTCGTTTAGGGTATAAAATAGGATATGAAAGGTATATAAACGATGATTTTTTAGCGACAGACAATGATGAGATGTTTGGAATTGATGTTCCATATCCTCCTGAACAATGTAATGGGTATATTCATTGCGGAACTAATGAGGCTTTGTTCCTTGCAATAGCCGCATTGAGGGATGACACTGACAAGAACCAATGGTTTACTGATGGGAACTTATGGTTTAAATGTGGGGATGAAATGTGCGATGAAACTATTAAGTATTATCTTAATAGATATAACAGAGAAATTCACAAGGCTTCCGTAGAAGAGCTAATAGAACACTTTAAAGAAAAGGAGGCGAGTCATGGATAGCGTACAGACACAAACCTTTTCTATCAAGGGGAATGATGATGCTGTGGCATATATTGATTTTTGTGATGGAGATTTGTGTGTCTCTGTTGTGGTAGAGGGCAAGCAGGCAGACTTTCACTTTGAGCCTGTTACTTTGAAGATGTTTGCCTATGCTTATAAGTTGCATTGTGAAGAACTAAAGAAAGGAAAATAGCAATGACTGAAGAAGAAATGCGGAATATAATCAAGGAGCAGTTGAAACAACTAAGTAAAGAAGAGTTGATTGATACTCTTACTGATATTCGTATGGCAAATCCTATATTTAGAATTGCAAACGCTTTGAGTTGTTTACAGTGTACAAATATGAAAGATTCTATAGATGGCATACAACGAGTAAATGAGATTTTTGATCCATTTCAGCAAATATTAGGAAAAGAAGAATAATTATGAAAATAGATACAGAGTTTAATGTAGGCGATAATGTTTGCTATCTAAGTGGAGACAATATCTGTTATTCCACTGTAAGCAAAATAACTATTGAAATATCCTATACAGATCGTAGTTTTTTTATGGTATACAAGCTCTCTGACGGTTTAAGTGTACCAAGAAACAATTATCCACTTTGGGATAAAATACTTTTTAGAGACAAGAAAAGTTTAATAGAATATTTGGAAAGTAAGGAGTGATAATTATGGAAGAACAACTTATAACATTAGAAACAGCGTATTTACTGAAAGAAAAAGGCTTTGATGAAAGAACATTATACGCTTATCAGAATAATGGAATGTTATACAATGATGGTAATAGAATTCCAAGCTCTTATAATTCATTACCTGTTCCAAATTTATGTGAGGAATTCTTTGAATGCGATGCTTTAAAAACATGTTTAAAATGTAAGTTAGCCATATATTTAATAGCCGCACCTAATCAGTCTACCGCTCAAAAGTGGCTACGTGAAACGAAGAACCTACATATTTCCATCATTAGAGACGCTTGCGGTTATGGCTATGATATATGCAAGGCTGACAATGGCACTCATATAACCGATGGGATATTTAAAGGTACTAATGATGGCGGTCAGTGGGACACCTATGAAGAAGCATTGGAAGCTGGAATACAGAAAGCAATTGAACTAATATAAAATACAAAATTATGAAACCATTTGATTTTGAAAAAGCAAAAGCAGGTGCACCTGTATGTACAAGAGAAGGATTTAAAGCTAGAATTATATGTTTTGACGCAAATAATAATAGATTTCCTATTGTGGCTCTACTTAAAGACTCTAATAGTAGCAAAGAATATCCCGCTTCTTTTACTAAAGAAGGACGATTTTCTGATGGGGAAGTAGACTCCTCAAATGATTTATTAATGGAGGGAATAAAGAAAGAAGGATGGATAAATATATATGAAACATTCATGGAAAGATGTATTGGAGCGGTTCACAAATCAAAAGAAGAAGCCATGCGTGTGAAAGTCAATGAAAAAGGTGTTACATACAAAGCTACGGTTAGAGTAGAATGGGAGGAATAATCATGAAGAAAATAATGTTCAATGATAAATTCAGCTTAACCCAAGCCGTATTGGATGGTCGAAAGACTATGACGAGAAGAATTGTAAGTGAAAAACTATTAGATAGATGGACTGATTACGACGAAAAAGATTTTTTTCTTAATAATGCACCATATAAACTTGGTGAAGTCGTTGCCATTGCGCAAAGTTATATGGATGTTGACCGATTTCATAGAAAGGGGAAAAATGCGGCTTACTTAGAATACTTGGATTCTATATTGCCTGAACTGAAATTATATCCCGGTTGGGGAAATAAGATGTTTGCGAAAGCCGACCTAATGCCACACCATATCGAAATTACCGGAATCAAGGTTGAACGCCTACAAGACATTAGCGATGAAGATTGCTTGAAAGAGGGAATTATACATAAATATACCGATAATGATGGAATAAAGATATATCATACCCCTCACACAAAAAGAGGATACCTGTCAACAGACATACCTCAACAAGCTTTCGAATTCTTGATAAATAAAGTTTCCGGCAAAGGCATATGGGAAAGTAATCCGTTTGTATTTGCTTACGAATTCAGATTAACAGACTAAGCAACTGTTACTCAATAAGTTAAACAAAGTTTAAGTAAAAGTTTTTAGATTGTTTTATTTTGGTTAACTCATTGATAATGAGTATCTTTACAATACTAAAAGAAACCAATAATACTAACAATTAAAAGATAAGAGCAATGAAAACTTCAGAATTTAAGAAAGGACAATCTGTTATAGTTACTACAAAAAACGGTAATGTAAAAGGAGTAATATCAAATGTTGATACAAACATTTGTACTTGGGAAACAGAATATTCTGTTGACTATCTAAAAAACGGTAAGACATGGACGATGATTGGGGTTCCTGCAAGAGCGATAGATTTAGCATAAGTTTAACCAACAGCGCGAAAGCCCTATATAACACATAAGAGCAATGAACACATATTACAAATTTGCGCCAAACGTATTTTTGGCAAAGTGCGAAGAGAAGCACGAAAGAGGCGAAGAAATTCTAGTTACAACCAAGTATGGCAAAGAAAATGCTTGCATAGTTTTTAATCTGATAGCCGAAAAAAGTGGCTTTTACTACTATTCCATCGTCAGAGCAGATGGTTTCAATGTACAAGAATGGGCAAGGCAAAGAGCGGAACGCAGGCATGAATGGGCATTATCAGCAGCACAAAAGAGCGATGAATATTTTCAGAAATCAAACAAACATCGCGATTTCCTTTCTTTGGGTGAGCCGATCAAAGTAGGACACCATAGCGAACGAGGACATCGTAAAATGATAGATGACGCCTGGAATAATATGGGGAAAAGCGTCGAGCTTAGTGATAAAGCTGCCGAACATGAAAGAGTAGCCAAGTACTGGGAAAAACGCGCTGAAACGATCAATCTTTCTATGCCGGAAAGTATTGACTTCTACGAACACAAGTTGGAACAAGCGAAAGAATACCATGAAGGTGTGATGTCCGGAAAATATCCACGTAGTCACTCTTACGCCCTCACTTATGCCAAAAAGGAAGTGAATGAGTTGCAAAAAAAATATGATCTGGCTAAAAAGTTATGGGGAGATGAAAAATAAAAATATACTAGTACTAGCCGGTATTAAATTCAGATCAGATGAAATAGAACAAGAACTAGCAAAAGGCAATAAGTTTATTGTCAAATGGAAAACAATCTGGGAAATATGTTATTCACAAGCTCAAAGACAATACTACGCTATAAAAGTGTACACATCAGAAGACAGTTATGTTTCTAAGGGGCGCTTTTATTTTGTAAATGCTAGTAGAGCAAATGAAATGATTGGATCGGAAATACTCATAGATTAATGGAAACGAAAACCAAGAAAGCTATTTCACTACTCCAGTGCGGTGATTTTAAAGCCGCACTAGCAATTTTCTCCACCTTTCGCATAGGATTTACCAAAGAAGAGCAAAGAACCTTAAAAATAGCAAGTGAAAGCCTTTCCGGAAAAGGCTCGTTCTATCGTCAACTTGGAATTGACATCGACAAGGAGATAGAGAAAAGCAAGTCTATTATTACATCGAAGTACTTGAAAATGAAATAGTTAAACAAAGTTTAAGCCATGCATATTTCTAATTTAACTTATTGGTAATCAATATATTATTTGTATCTTTACATATCAAAAATAACAAATTAATCAATAAGAGTAATGAAGATTACACAAGAAACAATTAGCAAATTAAATGAACTTGGTTACAATGTTTGGGCAGATGATAAGTACGGTTTTGTCGATATGAACGATTATAATAGTGCTACCCACATAGGTATAGGAACAAAAAGTCACTCGGATGACTGGTTCTGCAAGTCGTTTAAAACTCCAAAGGAAAAAGAAGTCACTGTTGAATGGGTGCTTGATAAAATCAGTAAAGAGAATAGATATAAAAGTTTGTACGAATATCTTCAAAAGATAGCAGATAAACATAGTATTAGCATATATCCTGCATCTTATGGTATAGGAGTTGCTTCTTTGTTCAATCGAAGTAAGGACATTGAAATGGTTTCTAATAAACTTCATTCTTTGGGCTTAAAATTTAAAAATGAATTGTCGCAAGGTGGTTGGGTTTATCGTTTCATTGTAAGTAAGGATAGTGAAAACATGAGAGTTCTTGAATCACTTAAATCAGCATAATATGAGCAAGATAGAACAAATGACATCCGAGCTTAACCAGATATTACACTCTAATACCTACCAGTTTGAGATTGATACAGAAGATATCGTTTTTGGATTCAAGAGCACCATAAGAACGCGTACGAAAAATTTAGCAAAAGCGTTTAAGCTTGAACAAAAGGTAACAAGGGACTGCGGGCGTTTCCTGTCCGACACCGTTAGAATCGTATCTGTAAGAATATACAAGAACGGTGAGTTGAGAAAAGAACTTCATGCTAAAGAAATAACAGCAACGTATAACGGATAAAATATAGAGCAATGAAAACATTGAGTAAATTAACAAGCAAAGAAAGTTTTGCAATTCTTCATGAAATAGAGAAAAGAGAGTGCCCATCGGACGAAAAAGACTTTTTCAAATGGAGACAAGAAAAAGATAAAGAACGAATGGAAGCTATTAAGAACCTTATACCAGAGCTTGGTCTAGGCTGTACAATTTGCTATTACTCTGATAAACGCGCAGCTACAGTAACAAAAATAATTTCTCCTTGCAAAATTGAAGTCACTTGTAACCAGACGAGATGCATTGACTATTACGATGGGAAATATGAAATTCTACCAGAACTTGAAGGGGAAGAAAAAGTGTTTACCAAAAGAAGAAATGGATATTGGGTTATGGAAGGACAACCGTATAAAGATGGAGTATTATTGATGCTCCATTATCAGAGCCATTATATCGACCCTTCATTTTAATATAAACAACGGTAAAAGTGTAAATTATGAATGATTACAAAAACAGATTCAAGCGTATGGATTGCAATGAAAAAACAATCCAAACAAAAAAAATGACTATTCGAGGAGTTGAAATCTCAAATATCCAAAAAGAAGACGTCCTCGATTTTTGTGAAATCAAAGGTGTTTCACCAGAATATCTTGTTCTTAAATTAATTGAGAATATTGATTAACCCTACTTTTATAAAACATAGAGCGATGAAAACAACAGTAAAAGTGTATTTAAAAGACGAACAAGGCAATAAAGATTGGTTCGTCACTCCTATCAACCTACCAGAGGAAGAAGCTCACATGTACTATCTTGGCAAAACATTCAATATGGGATGCGAAACAGACCACATGATGAGGTGCTATAAAGTTGAGACAATAAAATTATCAAATTAGACAAATTTATGACTAAAAGTGATTGAAATTACGCCACTTTTTGTATCTTTACACCATAAAATTAAAGCAATGAGGATTTATACATCATATTTTGGAAATTACAGAAAACTGGCAGCAGCGAACATCAAAATGATATGTGTCGCTTTAGGCAGACCAAAATTTTATAACGCACCTCAAATTATAGAGGTTGCACCAAGAAGATATATGTTAGATGACAAATGGACTTATGAAGAGTACACGAGTATGTATTTGAATGATGTTCTTGCAAAAGTCAATCCGCAAGAATTGATTCAAACTATCCAACGACACAGTGAAGGTAAAGATGTCGCTCTCTGCTGTTACGAAAAACCGGGTGATTTCTGCCATCGTCATATTTTGGCAAAGTGGCTTACTGAAAAAACTGGTGTTGAAATAACAGAGTTCGGAGTAGTTGAGAAGAAAGAACCTAAGTATGAACAAGCTAGTTTGTTCTAAAGATATGTGTGAGGCTTTTTATGGTTATGGATACACACGTCAATTGAAAACGGAAACCATTGGCTGCTTGGAATAGACAAGCATTTGCGGAAATAGCTCATCGGTAGAGCGTTGGCATTCCAGCCAAAGAGTGGGGTTCGATTCCCTGTTTCCGCTCTAATGCCGTTAAACTCGGCTCGTTGATTGATGTTGTGTAAAGTAAGCGACAAGGTTCGATTCCTTGCATTTAGTTGGTACTGCAAACAATCTGACAGCGTGGAAAGACACGCAAATTTGGTAGTATGGCGGAATTGGTAGACGCTGACAACTCTTAGTAGACTTGGTTACGATGTTATGAAAACTGGGCATCATTATAAAACGAACCAATCCAGTGTTACACGGAAGATGTAGAAGATTGCCAAGCATTGCAGGTTCGAGTCCTGCTGCTACCTCAACCCTTATAGTAGCGATAAGCAAAAGCAAGAACATTAAAGCTTGTGCAGTTTACGGGGTGATGGAAATTGCCATCTGACACGACTGTAAAGAAGCCGAATAGATTGCATAAGTGTTCTTGCAAGTAGCTTGAAAAATGATGGATTTGTGTTTAGGCCTGTCGGGAATACGCTCGGCAGGCATTTAACGCAAAATGTATATGAAGTTATATACAACCTAAATATATGGACGAAAAAGGACTAATAAGAGCATGTGAAAACTCCGGCTGCGGTTGGAAGTGTTGTTCGTTCGGATCGGACGGGCATATTGTAATCTTGCCCCATGAATTTGAAGGGCATGAAAAAGAAATCTCCCATTTACAGATTATAGATGATGATTACTTTGGCGGTAAAAAGGTAAAATGTATCGCTAAAGACTGTAAATCATGTGATAATGGCTACAAACCTATCATGTGTAGAACTTATCCTTTGTGGGTAAAGTCGGTAAAGAAAGGTCTTGTTTTCCGTAGCGGTAAATGTCCGTTGAAAAATGAGCAACTTGCTAAGCATAAGGAATTTGTATTAGACATTTTCGACAATTATAGAAAAGCATTATTGCCTAAAGTCGATATAGACACATTCCTTTCTAAAGCATGGATTGACCGTTACGAACCATTGTTCCCGACGCATAAAGGCAGCATAGAATACAATATGCAAGTGAAAGCTTTATCTATGTCTGACATTACTACCATAGAAGAAATTGAGCAAAAGTTGCTCTCTGATCCTGATACGTGTTTCGCTTCGGAACCGGAAGATATAGTCAAGTGCTTGCAATCTGGTTGCAGTTACGGATTATTGACAAATGATAAGCTGGTTGCTTATTCGCTTGCATATTTCACTGAATACGGTACTGCCTACGTAGATAAATGTTTCGTTCGTTCAGATTATAGGGGTAATAGCTTTCAGTACATTTTACTCAATGCAAATCTTGCAAAATTGGTTTCAAACGGTGCACAAGAGGTATTTGCCATGACCTCACCAAAAAATGAAGCAAGCATCAAGAGTTTTACCAATGCCGGGTTCTCGTTCAAACGTGATACCAAATACAAAGGGATTGAACGTTTAATCTTAAAGTGGGAGCTGTGAAAGTTATTGTCTATACCAAGAATATAATAGAGAACATTGAAAAGGCGCAATCATTTGTTAATGTTCCCATTTCATTAATGTTTAAGGACTTCTATGAAGATATTCATGAGCATATAGCGGATAAAATAAGAAATAAGATTTTCGGGTTACATTTGAAAGATAGCGTATGTTATTCTATTGGGAAAGCGACAAAAGATAATATAGGTGCAGTAGTAACATCATTTGCTGATGCTTGGAAATATCTCACTATTAATGGAGAGGGTTGCCTAGGAATACACAACTACTACATTCCAATTGACTCTTACGATAACAGAGAAGGTTTAAGCATTTATGAAGCAAGCAAACTAGCTAACGAAATAAGGATGCTTTCAGATGCTCATATATACGGTATGATTACTTCCGGTTGCCTCAATGACAAATACCCGCCAATGTCGCGATTATACGACATCTGGGACAACCTAAAAGGATATATTGAATCCATCAGTTTAGGAGGAAGTTTTTGGCTCGGACAGTATGACAAACTTCCAAACTTCATAAGTGATGTGCGAATAGGAGAATATATGCTGTTTGGCACTATTCCATATTGCAATAATGAAGAGAAAAAAGGCTTTAATGGGATAGAACTACAAACAAGAATAATAGGCATCTATCCAGAGCGTAATCAACTCATTCTCGATTGCGGTTATTCAATGGCGGACATGGCTAAATGCAGAATTCCCTATTATACCAATTTGAAGTATGTAGATAGCTCCAGCGAATATACAATAATGCAATGTGACCATGTTTCGAATTATCACATTGGTGATGTGGTTCGTTTTGTCCCTGATTATAAATCATTAGTCAAGTTGAGATATGCAGAACACGAATATAGATAAACCGTGGATTGACTATATAGCCAATCGCACATTTGGCATGGAACTGGAGTTCGCTGATGGTGATAAAGAGCACATTCCTCTTCCATCGGGTTACAAGTGGACGGATAACAAGCTAACCATGATGAATAACTCGGATGGATCGGCAGTTACGCATCACGGTCAATTTGGCGGGGAAATAAACACACGCCCATACCATTATTGTATAGAAGATTTGCAGGAGTTGAAGAATTTTATTCAGACCATGAGAGATGCAGGAAGTTATCTCATGTGGAATGAAGGTTTTGATGCACATCTATACATCAAAGATATGGACTTGAATGTTATCAAACGTTTGTTTGCCCTCTCCTACTACACCGCTTATCCAATCAAACGAATATTTGACATTGCCGAGTGGTGGGAAACAAAATATCTCGTACCCAGTCCACCTTGGGATGTTGTAAAACGAGTTCTTGAAGCAGATAATATTGAGAATTTACTGAAAGTTTTTAGTAATGGATCAGATAGAGGACATATCCGGTACTGGCTCAACTTATGTTCTATTGAAAAGATAGGAACAGCAGAATTCCGTATCTTCAATAGTTCATGGGACTTCGACAAGGTGCTGGAAACAATCAAATTCATGTATTCATTTGTAGAATATGCCTACCTACATGAAGACATGGAAGAGTATAAGCAACTCACCACTATTGACAAATGTCTTGAGACATTCCATATAGACTATTCCAAGGTTCCCCAAAGACATAAACCGTTACTTTGGGCAGCAGAACACTCGGACAATGTTACGATAGTAGGCTCCATGTTTAAGAAAACTAATCGTATGCTTTCCTTCATCAAGAAAGAAGCGGCCAAATTTGATATTGCTCATGTGGTAAACTCATACTATATGGATATAGAGCAAATACTTACCAACCGTGAGATTAAGGTGTATACAAAGGAGTATTTTATCTACATGATGTATAAGGCAATCAAGGGAGAGATAAAAGAACTGCGTTTTAATGATGAATATGAGTTTCTGAATATCAAGTCTGAAAGTCCGGCTGAAATTATTGCCACTATCCATCTGTTCAATGCCATCAAGAAGCATAAGAACTCACAAGATATTTACCATAAGTCGCTTTATGACGATTTTATGGCAAAATTGGAGCATTACCATAAGAAGTATACGGAACGTTACCAAAAGCTCGTAGACAGCCTTAAAAGTAAGTCTATTGAAGTATTTTATTGTGCTGATATATCAGATGCAATTCTTAACTGCAAAGAGAATGACATATTGATCTGTCAGAATGAATTTCATTCCGGTATGAAAGCCACAAGCAACGCATTACAGCGTTTCTTATTGGATGATTTTGGATCTCAAGAACGAACTAAAACGAAATATGCAGAAATAGATGAAGAACAAGTTAATTACATGGCTCTCTCGCAGCATGGATTTATGGGCAGAAGAGAGGTATTCAAAGACCAACGCACATATATTTGGTCTAATGTGGTAGAAAGTGGAGACAGCAGTTTTAACAAGCGGACTATCATCCCTCTAAAATATAAACGGTTGCCAGACGATTACGTACTTACAAATAATAGCAAACTCCGGTTTGTTCGTGCTTCTATGGCAGAAATTGATTATCTGCGCATGATTTACTTGAAGAAAGGCATCATACTCGGATCAGCTCCGTTCTGTTATTTGTGGTTCTTGGATGATTACGTGTTCGGAGCTTGTATGTTTGACTTCCTGAAGGTCAGCAAATACGGCATGGATGCAGTTTGGATGAAATCGGATTTTGTCATAGACCACCCTCTGCCTAAGTTGAGCCGATTGCTAATAATGGGCGTTCTTTCATCAGAATTTAAATCAGAACTGGATATAAGATATAAACATCAATGTGGTGTTATTGCTACTTCCGTATTCACCGATAAACCTGTAAGTATGAAATATCGTGGTGTATTCAAATTACATGAACGTTGCGTTGGTAAACTCCATTACATACAAGATGCAGGTATTCGTGGCAACTTAGATGATATTTTAAAAGCATTTGTAGAAAAATACGGTGATGAGCCGAGAAAGGAATAAATGTATGGATGAAATTTGGAAAAATATTAAGGGGTACGAAGGTTTATATCAAGCATCGTCTTTAGGTAGAATACGCTCCTTAGATAGGGTTGTCCCATACAAAGGTGGAAGAAGATTCTATAGCGGTAAAATATTGCTACCTCGTGATAATAAAAAAGGATACCTATTCCTGTGTTTATGCAAGAATAATGTAGTCAAGCGTTTTTATGTACATAAAGTAATAGCTGAAACTTTTTTAGATAATCCTTTAAATCTTACAGAAGTCAATCATAAGGATGAATGTAAAAATAATAATACAGTCGATAATTTGGAATTTTGTACACATAAGTATAATTGCCAATATGGAAATAGAAATATAAAGACAAAAGAAATTTGTTCTATTCCGGTTTTACAATATGATTTGGATGGTAATTTCTTAAAAGAGTATAACTCTGGTGCAGAAGCCGAAAGAATAACAGGAGTACTAAACACTTCTATAAATCAATGTATAAATGGAAAGCAGTACCATGCAGGTAGTTTCTATTGGTGTCGCAAAATATCAGAAGAATTTCCCAAGAAGATAAAGATAGAGCTAAAAGTACGTAGGGTTCTTCAATATAATTCTAATGGTGATTTATTGAATGAATATAATTCTATTATGGACGCATCAAGAAAAACAGGAGTATGTAGTGCCAATATTGGTATGTGCTGTAGGAAAAGACCAAGATACCATACAGCAGGAGGATTTATTTGGAAATTTAAAGAATAAAAATATGAAGCAGTTTCAAATAAGAGAAGTTCCGCTTTCTTCTATCAAGTTGATAAAGAAGAATGCAAGATTTATGGAGCAATCCATGTTTAACCAACTCGTGAATAATATTCGTAGAGATGGCCAGTTAAGCAGCGTCCCATTTTGTGTTGAACATGACAACGGAACTTATACTGTTGTTTCTGGGAACCATAGAATACAAGCGGCAAATATGGCTGGTTTGACATCATGTCATATTATGTATATTAATGAAAAAGATATTTCCAATGATGAAATACGGGCTATTCAGTTAAGCGCAAATTCGATAAACGGTCAAGATGATCAAGAGATAATAAAACAGCTTCTTGATGAAATAACGGATGTCGCACTGAAAGAGTATGCGCATATCAGTAATGAAGTACTAGAAAGCGTTAAAGACATCAACTATACAGTTGAAATGCCGAATAATGAAATTGTTCCAGTAACTCTTATGTTTGTAGATACACAGAAAGTCTCATTTGACAAATTAATGGAAACATTGGATTGCTATTCAGAAAAAGAACTTGGCAACCTTACTTTATTGGACATGGAAACAATGTATCGATTAAATGAAGTATCCGCAAAAGTTCAGGCGAAATACAAAATCAAAGCACAGGCTTTGAGTATATGCAAAATGTTGGAAATTGTGAATAATGTATTGGAGGGAAGTAAAGATGGCACAGAAGTACAGGCTTAATACAAGGCAAAAGAAAGCTAAGTTTTTAAAAGCATTGGAAGCAAGGATGCTGAATGTTACCGCAGCTTGTGAAGCTGTAGAAATCTCACGCTCCATTGCTTATAAATGGAAATCGAATGATCCAGATTTTGCCGAAAAATGGAAAGAAGTAGAAGAAAGTTTCTATGATAAGCTAGAAACGACAATGTTTGCTAAAGCTTTGACGGAACAAGATAACACCATGCTTATTTGGTTAAGTAAGACTAAAATGAAGCATCGCGGTTACGTTGAAAAAGTAGAGCAAGATTTGAATATTAATCCATTTGAGAAATTAATGCAAGAATTGCCAGACGATGAAGAATGAGTAAAGATGACAAGTCTATAAGATACATGAAAGCATGGCGGGAGGATTGGTGCAAATTCGCTCATGATGTTCTTCATTCAAGGTTAGACAAAGAGCAACAAGCCATTCTTCAATCCGTTCAGCATAATCCAATGACTGCTGTAGCGTCAGGCACGGCAAGGGGAAAGGATTATATTGCGGCTTGTGCATCTATGTGTTTTATGTATCTTACTCCACGTTGGAAAGAAGGTAAGTTAGTTAAGAATACTAAGATTGCCATGACAGCTCCTACAGCCCGTCAGGTTCAAAATATCATGATACCTGAAATATCCCGCTTATTTAGAAATGCAGGGTTCTTGCCCGGACGCTTATTGTCTTCCGGCATTAAAACTGATTACGAAGAGTGGTTCCTAACAGGGTTTAAAGCTGGTGACGACAATACGGAAGCTTGGTCTGGTTTCCACGCTGTAAATACTATGTTTGTTGTTACTGAAGCTTCTGGTATATCAGAAGCGACTTACAATGCGATTGAGGGTAACTTACAAGGTAATTCTCGCTTTCTCATAGTGTTCAATCCTAATGTTACTACTGGTTACGCAGCTCGTGCCATGAAGTCTGACCGTTTTGCAAAATTCAGACTTAGCTCTCTAAATGCAGAAAATGTAGTAAAGAAGCAAATAGTAATACCCGGTCAAGTGGATTATGAATGGGTTAAGGACAAGGTGATAAATTGGTGCTCCCCCATTCAGCGAACAGATTTCAACGAGGGAGAAGGCGATTTCAATTGGGAAGGTAAGCTATACCGACCTAACGATTTGTTTCGCGTCAAGGTACTTGGTATGTTCCCGAAAGTTTCTGAAGATGTGCTTATTCCTTATGAATGGATAGAAATAGCAAACAGGAATTGGCAGGAATTACAGGCAAGCGGTTTCACCCCAGCCAAATCTTGTAAGCTAGGTGTTGACGTTGCCGGTATGGGACGCGATAATAGTGTGCTTTGTCCGCGATACGGTAACTACGTTTCTCAATTTGAAGTTCATCAATCTGCCGGACGTGCGGATCACATGCACGTAGTAGGTATGACGATTCCCTACCTGAAGAAGAAAGGAGCAAAAGCGTTTATTGATACTATCGGTGAAGGAGCTGGAGTATATTCCAGGCTACTAGAAGAAGAGTATAGGAATGCTTTTTCTTGTAAATATTCCGAAGGTGCAGATGGCTTACACGATATTACTGGCGAATATGAATTTGCCAATGTGAGAGCATACCTATATTGGGCTTTACGTGACTGGCTCAATCCTAAAAATGGTTTTGGAGCTGCTCTCCCACCCTGCGATCAACTAATGGAGGAAGCTACCGAAACCAAGTGGAAATTCCTTAGTAATGGAAAGATTATCATTGAGCCTAAAGAAGATGTCAAGAAACGTATCAAACGTTCTCCTGACTATATGGACGCATTAGCGAATACGTTTTATCCTAGAGATTACAACTTTATTAGTGATGAAGAGTTGCTCAAAGATTTTTTGTAGTTGTGTTTCTTTTAGTACCTTTGCGTTTGAAAACACTTCTTTTTGGTGTTTTCATTGCTCTTATGTGCGCTGGCTTGTGAAAGTCGGCGCCATTTTTGTTTTATAGCAAAAGTTAAATATTTGATTTTGAACGAATTACGCCTAAAATAATTGAATAAATATTTGGTTAACTCACTGATAATGAGTATCTTTACAATACTAAAAGAAACCAATAATACTAACAATTAAAACATAAGAGCAATGAAAAAAGAAGAATGGATGAATAAAGAAAAAGAGTTGCAAGCTAAATTTGATGAAGCCCAAGCTAAATTTGATGCAAATCCCTGTACGAAAACAGCAACAACACTCTCTAATGCAAGAGAAGAACTCAAAAAACATAATAGAAATGGATACGATGGCCGTGACAAAGAACATAGTCGAAGATTAGCTAAAGAAATAGCACAAATTTTCGCTTATGCAAATGGTCAATCAGAAACTCTTCCAGCTTTTTAATTCCGATATTACAATGGAACATTCAAAAGAACAAATAAAAGAAATTATGTTGTCCCTATACCAACAACTTGGTGGACATAAATTTGTAGTTATGACGGGTTCAGAATTTACCGGTTATATGGAAAATGAATCTGGCAACATGGAGCAGATTATTAAATTGAGCAGGAACAAATCTGGCGCGGATAAATTAATCGTCACTTATGAAGAAGGTAAGGATGTTTATTCTATGAAATTCATCAAATCCTCGAAATTCAACAAAAGGACCTTCTCTTTCTCTGAAACTGAAGAGATCTACTTTACGAGCGATATTTATTCTGAACAGTTGCAAGAAGTGTTTACACAAGTGACAGGTTTATATACTCATCTTTAAAACAGGTTTTAATGAAAGCAACAATTATCCAACAAAGAACAATAGAAAAATTTATCATGTCAGAGTTTGTACAAGGTAATTTGGATACGAAAGAACAAGTTAATTGTATGCTTCTTCTGATTCAGAAAAAACTGAATATGTCAGTAGAGCAAGCGAGTAACTTTATGAGAAATGCAATTGGTATCAACGCTTAAATATACGATTATGACAAAAGAACAATGGATTCACCATAAAAACGTAATGTGTGAAATTAGCCTAAATTTTCATTTTGCTTGGCTCGCCAACCCTAGCCCGTTGAGATCAAGATTGTACAATAACCACTGTAAAATGTTTTTCTATTAGCACACACGATTATGAAAGTATATGATATAAATGGAAATGTAGTAGCAGAAGGCTACTTAGTACCCAATCCTAATTTCATACCCAAAGGTGAATACAAAGAAACAGAATTGGATTGTCAAAAGAAGCAAGCTGATATGTTGATAACTTCAATTGATGGCAATTTCTATGAAATCAGTTTGCCTAAAAGTACTACACTCCGCCAGAAGATAAACAAAGACATACAAGGATATGGCAGAAACGTAAGAAGGTATAATGAAGATATAATTCATGTAACAGAAAAGGTCCTAAAGATTTTGCAAACTAAATATACTATAATGTGTGACTTTTAAAGATAGATATGACACAAAATCGGTTTAATATATTTGAAAAAGTACTCCTCCTTTATGGAGAATACGTCTTACTCAATCTTTATTCTTCTGCTAAAGTTATGGAAAGATATGAGGATTGCGCTATCATAAGAGATTTAATGAAGAAGTACAATATTGATGAACGTGATGATATACAAGATTTGCAGGCTGAATTATGGCGTTGTGGATATTCTGGTGAGATTGCTGTCATTAATTTCCCTTATTACATGCATGAAGCTATCAAATTAGTTGGATATTTATAAATAAAAGTGATATAAATTACGCGACTTTTATTATATTTGCACCAAGTAAAAACGAATATTAAGTAATATTCTACTCAAATGGACGAAATCACCTCTATCTTAGACAGTACGCGGCCCGTTGATAACATAATCAACGATTTGAAAGAAAAGTCTGTAACAGTCCCCTCATGGGATAAACTTCTCAAAGACTACGAACCAACAGAACATGATATAGTATCTGACACAGTTACCCGTAAAGATAAGATCCGATCTAATGGAGATACAGAAAAAGCTTCCCGTATCTACATCGGACTTGAAAAACTCCTCACCAAGCGAATGACTGAATTCATGTTCGCTATCCCGGTTAAACGTGTATATCACAATATAGAAGACAATGAAACCCGCCAAAGTATTGCGAAAGCGATTGAAGCGATATATAAGTATGCCCGTATTGACAGTGAGAATATTAAGCGAGGCAATGCTTACTTTGCTTCATGCGAAGTGTTCACCATTTGGTACACAGTTGAGAATCCCAACACTCTATACGGCTTTAAAAGTAAATATAAGCTAAAATGCAAAACCTACTCACCAATGGACGGTGTTAGCTTATACCCTCTACTTGATGAGCTTGGCGATATGATCGCAATGTCTTTTGAATACACAAAAAAGGTCAAAAATGAAGAAGTTACGTATTTCGAGACATACACGGCAAACATTCATTATAAATGGAAACAACAGGGAAACGGTTGGGAATTAGTTAAATCAGAGCCGGTCGTTATTCTGAAAATACCCGGAGTATACGTTTATCGTCCTGTTCCCATTTATCACGGTCTTTCCTATATCAGAAAAGAAATCGAATATACCCTTTCACGCAATAGCGATGTCATAGCATATAACTCCGCTCCTATCCTAAAAATAGCAGGTGGCATAAAAGGAGGAGAAGATAAAGGAGAAAGCCGTAGAGTTTACCGAGTAGAACAAAACGGGGACGTGTCCTATGTTTCATGGGCACAATCTATCGAGGCGTTAAAATATCATGTCGATACCCTTGTTAAGTTGTTCTGGTCACAATCACAAATGCCGGATATTTCCTTCGAAAACATGAAGTCTCTTGGCAATATCGGATTTGATGCAAGGCAGACTTTACTTACTGACGCTCATTTAAAGGTTGGAGATGAAAGTGGTGCATGGATAGAAGCATTTGAACGTGAATGTAGCGTAATCAAAGCTTTCCTGAAAATGATGAATGTTTCTTGGAAAAATGAAGTAGATAATGTTGAGATTGAGCACATCATAACTCCATTTATCCAAAATGATGAAAAGTCAGAAATAGAAAAATGGGTTACAGCAAGTGGTGGAAAAGCTGTTGTCAGCCAATTAGAAGCCATCAAGAACTTAGGTATCTCTACTGATCCACAAGAAACTCTTGCCCAAATCCAAAAAGAAGATGCAGATGCTTCCAGAAGCAGGATAAGCAATATATTCGAAGAACCGGAATAACAATCTAAAATATAAATATTATGGCAAAAACTGATGTACTAAAATTTAGTAAAGAAAAACAGGGCTATTCCTGTGAGTTTACTTCTGTTGGGAAATGTGTAATACAGATAGACAGAGAGAAGAGTGGCACACTTAGTATATACGCAAAGTTGGAAGGAATGGATTATGCGCTATTGTATCAATATCCTGCCGCTCAATTCAATGACAATATGATTTTTGAGCTTGACGTACAAAAGGGGCTTTCTATCAGGATGCTAAGTTCGGTTGGTGTCATGAGTGCAAAGATGGCTTATGAAGAGGAAGATGTTTGATTTGTAAATAAATACACTATCATGAAAAAGTACATTAGCACAAAACAGATTGAAGCAGAACCTATGACATTAGGCGAAGCTTACCGTAAAGGTTTGGTAAAAAGTGAAATAGGAGAGCATGAATCTTGCAAGCTTGGATATCACACTCGTGCTGAATATGGCTATGAAAGTTGGTCCCCCAAAGAATTGTTTGAAGAATCATATCGAGAAGTCAAGAAAGAAACTCCTATGTGTTTCGGTGATGCTATCGAAGTTTTGAAGCAAGGTGGGGCTATCCGTAGAAACGGCTGGAACGGCAAAGGCCTGACGGTATTCAAGCAAGTGCCTGCACATATTGAAAGCGATACCATTCCCAAGATGCAATCGCTTCCTCAATCAGCAAAAGACCTTATTCTGAAAGGAAAAGGTTTTATTGACTATACAAGCCAATGCCTTATCTATAACGAAAATACGGGACGTGCTGATTCGTGGGTACCATCCATCAGTGATGTGTTTGCAGAAGACTGGGAAATTGTACAATAGCCTATCTGCCAAGCTGTAAAAAAGGTTAAAGCAGCGTAAGCAGATGTTTACGCTGCTGGCTTAAAACTTAAAATCATGAAGACAAAAATATCAAACTGGCTTATTAGATTAGCAGAAAAAATCAATCCACAAGAAAGATTGAGTAGTATTGAACGAGTTGATAACTACGAAGCAAAGAAGCTTGGTATCTGCCTTGCCCGAACTAAAAAAGAAATCAAGGATTACCGAAAAAAGAAGAAACTTGATGAAGGTTGGTCTAATCGAAAATCAGATGAAATGCTCATCAAAGAAGTAAAGGATGAAGTTCTCCAATCAATTGTAAGCTCAATCAACCAGAGGGGGCTAATAGAATACTCCGTTGAAAAAGTTGGTGATGAACTCCATGTTACCGGTGAAATCAAAGTATATATAAAAAAAGAATAATATGCAGGTTCCTATAGATAACATAACTTTTAGCGAAAGTGAATATCATCGTGGAGACAAGATCTGGAAAGCTCAAACACTCTACGATTTTGCTAAGGCAAAAGAATACCCAGTGCTTGATATGCCGCTATGGAATATAGACCTTACAGCTGAACCATTTGAATGTAATCAGCTTCACAGTTTCATTTTTCAATGCAAACGGGTGAATCAATGTTCTCTTGAATATCCTATTATCCTTGACGAAGTAGGTCAAATTGCTGATGGCTACCATCGTTTATGTAAAGCGATATTGGAGGGAAAGGAAACAATTAAAGCTATCCGATTATTGGAGATGCCAGCACCTGATAGAATTTCGGAGGAATAAATATGAAAAAGCATACTAGAGTAGTCACAGTGGAATACATAGTACAGGATTGTCCTATCTGTGGTAAGATTATAGTAAAACACCACCTCTACCCTACCGACGACAAGGATAAGAAAAAGCAAATGAAATAATGGCAAAACCCAAGATTCCAAATCAGAAAAAGAAGTACCAAGAACTCAACGGGAGATTAAACAGATATGTAGCCCTCGTTGAGCAAATATACGATACCCTGAATTTGGAAGCTGCCAAAGCCGTTTCACGTACTAAATATTCCCCTGATAGCGATAAGCCGTTTAAATGGTCTGACTACCCTCAAACTAAAAAGCAAATTGACGATATACAGAAGCACTTTGTAGAGGATATAAATGCAACTATCTATCGCGGTACTACCGAAGAATGGAAGAATAGTAATGAAGCGCAGGATTTAATAGCAAACAAAGTACTAAAAGCATATAACGCCCAAGTTGACAAAGAAAAATATAAAATACTATATCAAACAAATTCAGATGCTTTGAAAGCATTCCAGAACCGAAAAGATAAAGGATTCAATATATCTGCAAAACTCTGGCAGCAATCTATGATCTACAAAGAAGAACTGGAGGCTGCGATCTCATGCGCTATTCAAAAAGGAACCAGTGCTGTTACGTTGAGTAAGCAAATAAGTAAGTATCTTCTTGATTTCCCATTACTGCAAAAAGATTACAAAGACAGATATGGCAGTGCTGAACATATACAAGATTGTGAGTATCGTTCCATACGTCTAGCTCGTTCAGAAATAAACATGGCTTATAGAACAGCCGAAAACGAAAGATGGAAACAAATGGATTTCGTAGTCGGATATGAAATAAAACTAAGTTCTTCTCATCATAGTCGTATGCCACATGGAGACATTTGTGACACACTTGCCGGTAAATATCCTAAAGACTTCACCTGGACAGGATGGCATCCGAATGATTTATGTTATAAAGTTCCTATCCTCAAAACAGAAGAAGAATTCTGGGAATGGGATGGACGAAGCGATGTTTCCACAGAAAGTATAAATGAAGTAAAGGATGTTCCTGACGAATTCAAAAAATGGGTACTCGAAAACCATCAAAAGATCGAGAAAGCCCAGAAAAGAAACACCCTACCTTATTTTTTGAGAGATAACAAATCAATTGTTCAAAATATAAATACCGAGAATTCAGCTAAAGAGCTTGTTAATCGTGCTTCTTTAGTCGGGAATGAGGTACAAAGTTTAGCGGAATCCATAGCTAAAAAGAATAAAGGATTTGTAACGCCAATCAATTACAAAAGCATCTCATCAATAACAAGAAAGGTTACAACGGAAGGTATAACTCCATACGATATAAAAGACGCAGTTAGGACGACAATTATAGTCCCCAGATCACAAATAGATCAAGTATTAAACGAACTATCTGAAAGCGATTCGTTTGTACGACTGAAAAGGCAAAAACCGGAATCCTTTATGGGATATAGTGGCAATATAGTCAATATCCAAACATCTAACGGATTAATTGCCGAAATTCAAGTTAATACAGAACGTATGATTTATGCCAAAGAAAAGCCGGAAGACGCAAAAAGAATTCTTGGAGAAAAACGTTGGAAAGAAATACAGAAGCAAACAGGTATGGAAGGAGGATTAGGACATAAATATTATGAAGAATGGCGAGTATTAGACAAAGCTGATAAAAAGGCACAAAAAATAGCTGAAAAATCAATTGAATATTATAGTCATTTCCAATAAAAATCACTATCTTTACATATAAAAATGAACCAAAAGGAATTATATAATAAATTACAGTCAGGTGAAACGGTTTATCTACTTGACGATTTTGAGGAAGCAGTTATCCGTTTACATCTCGATAACGGTCAAACAAAATCGTATATAAAACATCGTGGGCGTAACGAGATAGAAATTCCACAATCCAATAAAACAGTTTGTAATATAATTCTTGGCGGAAAAGAAATTTCAAAATCAGAATATGACAGATATTAGTACTTTATTAGAGAAAGCGCTTCATATAGCAACAGATGCGCATATTTATCAAGTTGACAAAGCAGGAATGCCTTATATACTTCATCCTATCCGCGTCGCAAATAAATGTTCTACAGATAACGAAAGGATTGTTGCTTTGCTGCATGATACGATAGAAGATACTGAAGTTACCGCTGATTTTTTACTAATGGGAGGATTCCCACAATATATTGTTGATGCTATTATTTCAGTTACTCGTAATAAAGGAGAAAGTTACGAAGATTTTATAAAACGTTCTAAGCTTAACCCTATAGGAAGACAAGTTAAATTGCATGACTTGGAAGACAACATGGATATAACACGTTTGAACGAACTTGCAGAGAAAGATATTTACAGACTAAACAAATACCTAAAAGCATATAGATACCTAAAGGAATAGCCTAATTAAACACCTCTCATTCAGGCAAATCCAAACATTTACTTTTTATATACTTTAACACTAAACGTGATTGAGTTTACGCCACTTTTACTACTTTTGTATCAGATGCGTATGAAGACGTACGCCACAGAACTTGTCGTAAAAACTCATTGCTCTATTGTTTGGTAAAGTTCTAAGCGAATAGTCTGCTGGTATACGTACTTCGCAGACTATTTTAGTAACCAAAACATTGTACAATGGACAGAAAACAACAAGTATTGTTGAGATTGAAACCGAAAGTGAAGGCGTTCGGGTTCAATAAAAAGGAATTGATGAGTGTCGCTGCCAAGATTGCCGACAATCTAACTTCCACAGACGATGCCTCCGATGAGGACGTAAACGCAGAAATTGATACAGCTATTGATGCGGTTCTCCCCTACCTACAAGTCAGCCAGTCTTTTGCAAATCGAGTAATCGAAGAAAACCGTAAAAAGAATGACGACGATGAAACCGATGACGACGATGACGATGAGTCATCAAATTCCACTAATCGCCAGCCGGGTTCAAACAAAAAAAATCCCCAAAACAAAGGAAAGAATGATGATGCCCCTGAATGGGCTAAAGGTTTGGTTCAGACAGTACAAATACTGAATGATGAAATTGCAGCATTAAAAGGTGAAAAAGTAACCACTACACGTAGAGAAAAACTTGAATCCCTTTTAAAAGATGCTGGTACATTCGGAACTCGCACATTGAAATCCTTCAATAAAATGAAGTTTGAAAATGATGAAGAGTTTGAAGAATTCTATTCCGAAGTTGAGGAAGATTTGAAATCTTACAACCAAGAACGTGCCGACGCAGGACTATCTAGTTTGGGGAATCCTCCAGGTGCAGGAAGTAAGAAACAAGAAAAAAATGAAGTATTAACTGACGAAGAGGTCATAGCAATAGCTAAAGGCCTTTAATCAAAAACAAATTAAAAATGGGCGCAAAAGCTGATTTAGTCAACGAACAAGAAACAATCCTAACCGGAATGGATTCGATTGTTATTCGTAACTATTTGGGCGGAATTATGAATGGCCGGACGTTAGACATGACTGGATTTAAGCAGTCTGTAATCAAAGCCGGGCACATCGTTATCCGCGATACAGAGAACGATACTTATAAGCCGATGCCTGTTAATTCTGCAGGTACAGCTTACGATTCATTACCATCCAATCATGAATATGTTGGCGTAGTTGTTTGTTCAAAACCTGCCGACAAACCATTTGTAGGCATTATGTATGCTGGTGAAGTTAATGATGTGGCAAGTCCTTATTCCGTTGACAGCATCAAAGCTGCATTAAAAACGGCATTGCCACAACTCGTTTTTTTACACGATTAAAAGGAGGTGAAAGATGAATGAATCATTGTTTATTGAATTTGTAAGAAGAATATGGCCTAAATTAAGCCTGTATGTGAAAGAAAAGATCAATGATACAAACAAGACATTGACCTATCTTCACAAAACGATGCTTACTAAAGTGTACTCCCCCGATCAGAAATGGGAAGGCACATCTGCCAATACTACGCATGTCGCTGCTGATATGGTGGCTATGGACTCTCCGCTTTCACCTAAAAAGCGAGATTCTATCGCACGGTCAAACGGAGAATTGCCTAAGATCGGAATTAAAAAGATTCTAAGAGAGACTCAAATTAATGCTATCAACATTATGAGAGCTCATTTATCCAACGCCAGCACGGATGCAGCTAAGAAATCTGTTCTTAACCGCATAATCACTCGTATGTTGGACGATGGAACAGCTTGCTCTATTGGTATTGATGAGAGAAATGAAGCAAATTTCCTTACAGGACTATCCGATGGTATCATCATTGTTGAGGGTGACGATGATAAAAATACTGGTATAGGTCTCCGTTTTGATTATGGTTATTTACCAGAACATAGCTTTGGGGTTGTTACTACCGGTGAAGTTACAGGAGATGATATTGAAAGAGTTATAAGTAAAGCTAACGATGACGGTAACAGTATTTCAGTTATTATGCTGGCTTTATCTACATATAACAAAATGCGTCAATCTCAATGGGCTAAAGAACTAGCCGCAAATTATCGTGGTCAAACCTTTGATAATGATACTAAACTTCCGGTTCCTACATCTACTTTATTTGATGAAGCGTTTTCGGATCAATATGGTGGCATTTCGTTCTTGAAAGTTGACCGTTCTGTTACCTATGAGAAGAATGGGAAAAGGGTTTCTTATAAGCCGTGGAATGCAAACAAACTTATATTCCTCCCTTCCGCTGATAATGTAGGTTCTTTTGTATGGGGAACTTTGGCTGAAGCAACTAATCCCGTTAATGGAGTGGAATATACTACTATTGACGAATATAAGTTGATTAGCCGCTACTCTAAAACAGACCCATTGCAGGAATTTACAAACGGACAGGCTATCTGCTTGCCGGTTATCGAAAACGTAGATCAAATCTATTCTTTGGATATACTGGAAGCCCAAACAGTAGACACAACAGAAGAAGAGAAAGATACTTCTGATGTTAAGATTACAATTTGGGGAGCAACTTACAAAAAGCCGGAGTTTGTGACGGAATATAACAAGATTGCAGGCAAGAACCTTACTTCCACCGTTTCCGATGATAAGCTAATCGCAGCAGTCAACAGATTAAGTGACGCAGACGAAGAAGCATTGAAAAAGGCTGTTGAATCTCATAAAGCATCGTAAACCATGAAGACAATTCAGCAAGCCCTCATAGACGAAATACATTATCCGATCCCTATCGGTTTTATAGAGAATGTGATGATTAAACGTAATCTCAATGGTGATGATGAGTTTAATTACGACATAGCTCATTCTAACGAATATCAGGGAGCTCTAGCTGATTGTCTTTGGTCTTTGGTTCAGGCTATCAATTTCTCTGAAGCAGACAAGTCCTTCGGGGCTTTGTCTGATAAAGACAAAGAACGAATACTATTACGTGTTAACTCCATCTACAATACTATTGGTGAGCCTTCAGTAGAACTGGAAGCAAAACTAATGGTATATGTGGGTGATTGTTTGTTGTAGTATGGCAGTAGCAAATAGAAATCCACATCGTTTACAATACCTAGTGGCTGTACCTGGCTATGAAGATGAAAATGGAAATTATCATCCCGGTTCATCTGAATGGAAGGGCTCAATCCCTTGTGATGCAGTACCTTCCGGAAAGGCGGAAGAAAGGGAGTTTGAAGACGGTGTTGTAAGAAGCTATTCATATACGGTTTGTCTTCCAAGTAATTGTCAGACCTTTACTATTGGAGACAGGGTTAAAATAAATCTGCTCGGAGGAATTGAAAGAGAATTTGAAGTAAAAGGTTTCCATCGTTACCAACTTCAGTGTAAAATTTGGGTTTAAAATATGGGAATAAAATTATCCGGCAAGCTGGACGAAATACATAAGACTTTAATGAAAGAAGCAGAACGCGTAGAAACACTAACAATACGTGCTTTAGCTTATCTTGGAGAGCAATGTGTACGAAGAATCCGAGATCGTCCCGGAGAAAAGAGCTGGTTTGACCAGTCCGGTAATCTTAGAAGTTCTGTTGGATATATTATTTCCCATAATGGCAACATAGTTTCAAGCTACGGTTTTGACAGTAGCATGGGGAAAGCAGCCCATACAAAACAAGTTGAATATGTTACTAAAGATGGCAAAAAAATTTCATTTACAGCACGTGTCAAAGCCGGAGGTCAGGAAGGTGCAAAAGCCGGGAAAGACCTTGCCGAAGAACTCATAAAAAGGTATTCTAATGATTATGTACTTGTCATTGTTGCCGGAATGAATTACGCTGAATATGTAGAAGCGATGGATAATAAAGACGTACTTGCATCAACGGAATTATGGGCGACAGACAAAATTCCTCAAATGCTTGAAAAGCTAAAAAGACAGATTGCTAAATAATGAAATCAGACATTGAAATACAGAAGTTCGTTTACCACAAGATTAAGGGAACAAGCCTTGAACAGAATGTTTCTGGTAAATTGAGTGACAGAGGAAGACCCAATAAATCAGATAAGGAAGATATAGTTATATCTGTTCTTGCTAATGAGGGATGCGGTCAGATCCAGAGAGCTTATGTTAATGTCAATGTATATGTCAGTGACCAATGGAATGAAGAAACAAAATCGTGGGAAAAGAATACTCAACGCGTAGGTGAACTATGTGAATTATGCAAGTTCCTTGTTTTTATACGCAAAGATGAGTATCATACAGTTCCTTCAAAATGCAGTCAGAAAACTAATTCCACAGGCATTCCTTTTGAAGACGGACATACCGAGCATTTCATCAATAACAAACTGTATATTGAAATAAATAACGAATAAGTATTAACTATATTAAGTGATATAGAACTATGGCAGTAATCGGATGGGGTAAACCCCGAATTTTCGTAAAAGACCTGGATGCTACTTCGCCCAAATGGGAAGAGCTTCCTACACCTGTGGAAAATTCCACACAGTTGACAACAACAAAAGGCGACAAGCAAGAAGCCAAAATTGAAGGTGGAGAAAATGAAGACGTCAAGTATGGTAAAAACACCTATGCCCTAGTAGTCAACATACGTGCGGCAAAAGGGCGCAAAAGACCTATCAGCGACAGTGATGGCGTAGTTGCTCACAATTATGCTGTTGCACTACAACCGGAAGATCCTGAAGTTCCCGGATTTTGCATGGAAAAGACAACGGCATCAGTTGAAGATACGTTTACTAGTGCAGATGGTGGTGTTTGGGCATATACGTTTGATGCCTTAAAATCTGCTGCTAATAAGAATCAAGTCCAATGGGGTAAAATTATTGTTACTCCTACAACAGGATCTCCTATTACAAAAATTGAATGTGACCCGGATGACGAAGATGGCGATGGAGACAAGTTTGAAGTTGCTCCTAATCCAGGAATAGGCGGATAAGTTACAATAGGTATATTTTTTATAGAGGCTCGTGCATCTATTAGGTGGATGCACACCTGCGGATTAAGCACACACAGGCGTGCGTCGCTCTACCAGAGTGAAGGGGATGGTGCAGGCCCATCAATCCGCTCTAAAAATCATGAGTTGATTTGTTTTCATGTCTGAAATTGGCAGTCTGTGAAGATAGCCATTTTATTTTCTAAAAGTAATAGTATATGGTCGAAAATAGAAAAATAATAGAAATGAATATCGCTGATACCATAATGGAAAGACCATACGGCTTTCGGGTCAATAAGCGACATTTTTATCTATATCCAATAACTTTGGGCAAAACATATCTACTTTCAAGGCTCATTGAAAGCCTTGATATGAAGGCTGATATTATTAAAGCAAACCCATATATGGAAGCATTAAGATTATGCCAAGAAAAAAAAGAGATTGTTTGCCAGCTATTATCTTACCATACACTCAACAAGAAAGAAGAACTATTTAATAACAGAATTGTAAATAGCAGATGCCAGTTTTTGAGGAAAAATCTTTCAAATGAAGAAATGGCTCAACTTCTTGTTATGGTTCTTACTAAAGATAATACAGATGAGTTTATCAAATATTTCGGGATTGACCGGGAACGTAAAGAACTAGCTAAAGTTTCAATGATAAAAAACAAGAAAGGCAATTCCATCACTTTTGGCGGTAAAAGCGTATTTGGTTCTTTAATATTACCAGCATGTGAAAAACTCAACATGACTCCACAGCAGATTGTATGGGAAATTAGTTTTTCATTTCTTCAAATGCTGATGGCAGATGCTATTACTTCCGTATATCTTACTGACGAAGAAAAGAAAGAAGCCCGTATTTCCAATGACAGGACATTTGTCAATGCAGACGACCCGAAAAACATGGAAAAGATAAAAGCTATGAGATGGGACTAAATACGACCAATAGAACAAAAAGCAAAAATAGAAGGCAAAAAAATCACGAGGGTTATATAAAAATCCTCGTGATTTATTGGTAAAACTGAACAATTTTAAAATAATTACTCTAAAGTTATTGTAGTATTGTTAGCTACTGATGCATCAAACTCATAACCTATTTTCATTTCAGCTTTAGATCCACAAGGAAGAGGAATGCAAGTACAACAAAATATAACAACAGATAATGGAGTTCTGTTTTTCCCTGTTATATATACTTCAGAGGATGAAAAGTTGACATTATCTCCAGATGGAAGAGTTAAATAACGTAGTTTAATACCTAATCTTCCTTTGGTTCCAAACCATGCCGATCTTTTTGCTTCATACACTATCCCCTTAGCTATAGTGCCAGCTGGAATAGCTACTATTTTATCTACAATAACATCCCTAGAAACTTTAAAATCGATATTCTGTCCTTCATGTACTTGAGAGGCTCTAACATTACTTATGGCTTCCAAAGGAACAACAGTACCAGCTTTAATGATGACTTCTTTCTTTTCTTGAGCAAACCCCATTATTGAATACACAAACACTGCTAGTAAGAATAAAATTTTCTTCTTCATAATTATTGAGTTTTAATTTTCACAACTTTTCTATTGCCATTTTAAGTGATTCTTCAAGTCTATCCGCATATTTGAATATGTCATCTATGCTATCAATTTGAATCCAGTCGCAGCTTTTGTACCTGTCTACTGGTATCCCAATTCGTTTCTTTCTTGCACCAATGGAAATGCGGCATATCCAGAACCATTCGCTGCTATCGAGATTAACAACGAAATATGTTTTATAGTCTTTATAAGTTATACGTGCGGCATCTATACTTTTTCTTAAGATACTCCTCACAATATTGTAGGCGTCCAATTCTTCCTGTGTAGTTATAATACCGGAGTCCTTGTCCATGTGCACAACTCCTTCTGGGAGTTTATCGCCTATATCTTGTCGGGGGGAATCTGGCAAACTTTCCTCTTCGAAAACTTCATCATCAGCCTGTTCATCGTTCTTCATAGCTGTATTAAGCCTGTCAGATATTATGTCATTGACAACACTAGACATTGATTTCTTCACAAGTGGCGTGAACATCTCAACAACTTTCTGGGTTATTTGCCCTGTTGTGTATACCTGTTTAGCAAAGAATTTCACAAAATCTGATGACGGTGAAACAAATTCACTATTCAAGATTGTCTTTATTTCTGTCGTGTATTTAAGTTTGTTCGCAGTACTTAAAATATCGTTTTCATTGTAATAAGATTTGTGAAACTTCTTCAACTGTTCTATATCTGCGTCCGAAAGCTCCAGCATATTCACAACAAGAAAAGGTTTCTCATCCATAATGTTTACCTTTTCCAGATCAGTATAAAAACGATATTCTATACCATTAGTAAGCACTCCAAAACGTGCGTTAGAAGCGACAAAATACTTTTGTAATTGAGTATCATGCAAGTTTAAATCTTGTTTACAATGTTTGCACTCAATAAGAAGAATCGGATTTTCATCCTTCATTATAGCATAATCTATCTTCTCCCCTTTCTTCTTTACTAAGTCGCAATCCATTTCAGGCACAACCTCAAAAGGGTTAAAAACATCGTAGTCTAAAGCAGCTATCATCGGCATAATGAAAGCATTTTTTGTCGCTTCCTCTGTAGCTATCCTATCTTTCTGTTTCTTTATATTGTCAGATAGCTGCATGATTTTGTCTTTAAAATCCATTACTCTATTTATATTGTTGTATATGTGCAAATATATTTAATACATCAATGCAAACAAAATTAAAGATAAAAAAATAAACTTTTAAGGATGTTTTAATAACAAATATAGCACACAAAGAAGCATATTTTGTATATTTGCAATGCCGTGTGATGTTGCACGGAACTATTTCTATCGAAAAGACTTATGGCTGGATTACACTTCGATATTACCGGTGACAACTCCAACTTTATACGGAAACTACACGAGTGTGAAAACGGAGTAAAAAACGCTTCCAAACAAATAGAACAAAGCGGGTTAGGCATTGAAGATTTGTTTAACCGTATGACAAGAGCTGCAGCAGCTTTTGGAGCAGGATTTACGGCAAAAGAATTAATTTCAAATATTGCGAAGGTTCGCGGAGAGTTCCAACAATTGGAAGTCGCATTTAAAACAATGCTTGGCAGTGAAGATAAGGCGAATGCCCTCATGCAGCAACTTGTAAAGACAGCAGCTACTACCCCATTCGACCTTCAAGGCGTAGCAAATGGAGCTAAACAACTTCTTGCTTATGGAGAAAATGTTGAAAACGTAAATGACGATTTAATACGTTTAGGAAACATTGCTGCCGGTTTATCCCAGCCTCTCGGAGATATCGTTTATCTTTATGGTACTACTATGACCCAAGGTCGTCTATATACACAAGACCTGAATCAATTCACAGGGCGTGGTATTCCTATGATTCGCGAATTGGCAAAAGTGTTCGGAGTAGCAGAAGGAGAAGTAAAAAGTTTAGTTGAAGCAGGAAAAGTAGGATTTCCAGAAGTCCAGAAAGTTATCCAGAACCTTACAAATGAAGGAGGAATGTTCTACAACCTTATGCAAGAACAGTCCAAGACAATCACTGGTCAGATTTCCAATATAGAGGATGCAATTTCTACCATGTTTAATGAAATAGGGAAAGCTAATGAAGGTATTATTAATGATGCTTTATCCGGGGTTTCCTATCTTGTTGAAAACTATGAGAAAGTAGGACGAATATTAATAGAAATCGTAGGGACCTACGGGGCATATCGCACCGCTTTAATGGTAACTAATGCCTTGCAAGCTTTACAAGCATCAGGTATTACAGCTTTAACAGCTAAAGAAACAGCTCACTATGGATGGTTAGTCTTGACAAAAAAAGCGCAAGATGCATTGAATTTATCAATGCTGAAAAATCCCTATGTATTAGCAGCAGCTGCTATCGCTGGATTGGCATACGGCATTTATAAACTTGCCACTGCAGAAAGTGAGACAGAAAAAGCCATCCGTGAAACAAATAATGCTCTTGAAGCTCAAAAAAGCCACTACGACGATCTGAAAAATAAAGCAGGAGAACTATCCAATATTCTAAGTAATGAATCCAAATCTATAGAAGAACGCTTCATCGCATATCGCCAATTACAGCGTTTAATGCCTGAAGTATTTCAAAATATGGATTGGGAAACAGCAAAAAGAAAAACAAATGCCGAATTAATCAAACTGGAAACAGATGAAATGTTGCGCCAACAACGTATTGGTTTAAAGACCAAAGTTGTAATGTCACAACAAAAAGTACAAGGCCTAGAAAATAGTATAATCAGAACTACAAACAGAGGGGGATATACTGGTGCACTAAAAGAAGATTTAACTGCCGCTAAAAAAGAACTTGAGATTTATACAAAAGCTTTAGAAGATTTTGAAAAAGCTGATGAGCAAGCTAAAAAAGAGGCCGAGAAACCTGTTATATTCAATAAGAAATATTGGGAAGATCAAAAGAAAGAAGCTGAAGATGCCTTAAATTCTATAGCATCTTCTCAAAAAAAAATGTTGGATGCTGGTAAGTTTGAAGGAATTGACGCTTCCGTTATAAAATCCTATAAAGATAACACTAAGAAGCTAAAAGAGGCAGAAAAAGAATTAAAAGTCTATGACTCTTCTTCCAAGCGAGAATCCGCTGCTGACAAGCAAAAAAAAGAACAACAAAAGACAGCCGAAGAACTTTTGTCGCTTCGTCGCCAAAATCAACAAGCGGAAATCAATCTTATGAAGGAAGGCACAGAGAAAAAGCTAAAACAGATTGACCTTGACTATCAAAAAGAACTTGACGCCATCAAGAAACAAGAAAAAGATTTGAGTGAAAGACAGGGTGGAAAGTTGACTTCGGAGCAGTCTATTGAAATTTCCGCTCGTTATACCAACGCTGAAAACAAGAGAGACAAAGCAATTGCTGATGTAACCAAGGAACAACTTAAAGCCGAACAACAGGCTTTAAATGATTATTTGAAAGAATATGGAACATTCCAGCAACAGAAATTTGCCATAGCACAGGAATATGCTGAAAAGATAAAAAAAGTACAAGAAGAAAGTGGAGCAAATAGTGCGCAAGTTAAGTTATTAGAAAAGCAACGTGACGTTGCCATCCAAAACAAGGAAACCGAAGCTATAAAAGCCAATATAGATTGGGTTACTGTATTTGGTGAATTTGGGAGCATGTTTAATGATATGATTAAACCTGCACTTGAAGAAGCAAAGAAATACGTCCAAACAGATAAGTTTAAAAGTTCAGACCAAGACAGCCAAAAAGCATTAATCGATGCCATCAACCAAATGGAGCAATCTTTAGGCGGAGCTGGTGGTTTAAACTTCAAGAAGTTAGGTCAAGACATAAAAGCATATCAACTAGCTGAACAAAATCGTCTTGCTGCTATTGAGGAAGAGACTATGGCTCATGACAAGTTAGCCAAAGCCCAAGATGATTACACCAAAGCGTTAAAAAGTGGAACAGAAGAGGAGAAAAAAGCAGCTCAAAATGCTTTTGAGATAGCCCAACAAAATGCAAATGCAGCATCTATGAACGTACAAGCTCAAACAAGTGCTGCCAATGAAATGCAACAAAGCCTAACTAACACCGCAACAGCTTTAAAGGCTAATATGGAAAATGTAACGAGTGGATTACAGAAGTTATCTTCTGGAGGCATTAAAAATGCCTACGAAGGATTGTTGCAAATTGGTAAAGGAGCCGGAGGAGCTATGGAAAAGTTTGCTGATAAACTTGATAAAGTTCCGATTGTCGGTTGGATCATATCAATCATTGATGTGTTTAAGGATGGACTTAGTAATTTTGTTGGAACTTTGCTGGATTCAGTATTCAATGCAGTTAGTGGAATTCTTAGCGATGTTTTATCCGGTGATTTATTTGTCACATTAGGCAAATCCATACGGGATGGCGTAAGCAATATTTTTAATGCTATTTCCTTTGGCGGATTTGACTCTCTGATAAACAAGATTAGCGGAAGCAATGCTAAAGAAGTGCAAGAGGCGATCGACAGATTAACAGACCGAAACGAAACATTAGAAAAATCGATTGACCGATTAACTGATGTAATGGATAAGTCCGCAGGTTCCAAATCTATATCGGCATATGAACAAGCATATAAATATCAAAAAGAACAGATTGATAATACTCTCAAAATAGCACGTGAGCAAGCTAGATACAGCAATTCGCATCATAGCTGGCAATATTATATGAAATGGAATGACGAACAACTACGTTGGGTTCGTGAAAATGTGGATAAAAATTTCTCCGGTACTAACTCGTTATGGGGACTAACACCCGAACAAATGAGAGAGCTTCTTAGTAATGCTGATATATATGAGCAAATTAAGAGTTCCGGCAAAGGCGGATATGGAGAACGTGTAATGGAAAAGCTTGAAGCGTATGCCGACCAAGCTGGAAAATTAGATGAGTTAACAGAGAAAATCAATGAGTCTCTGATGCAAATTTCTTTTGATGGTTTGAGAGATAACTTCTTGGAATCATTAATGGATATGGATAAGGATGCTAAAAGCTTTTCTGAAGATTTCTCCGAATATATGCAACGTGCACTACTTAATTTCTCTATGGGAGAGTTGTTTGATGATGAATTGAGAGAATGGTATAATGGCATTGCAAAACTGATGAAGGAAAATGGAGGAAAAATTACTAAGCAACAGTTGGAAGATGCTAGAAAAGAATACGATGCAATGGTCCAAGACGCGATAAATGAAAGAGATAAGATTGCTGAAATAACAGGATATACAGGTTCTTCCTCTTCATCCCAAGAAGCCTCAAAGAAAGGCTTTGCCACTGCGTCGCAGGATTCAATCGACGAACTTAACGGACGTTTCACCGCTTTGCAAATTGCCGGAGAAGAAATAAAGAATCAAATGATAGCTGTTGTGGTTGGGGTTAATTCCCTTATAGGAATCTCATCTGCCGGTAATGAAACATTAAGCAACATTCTCAATCAGCACGTTATAACAAACAGTTATTTAGAGGACATTACTAAATATACTAAACTTTTGAATGATATAAGAGCTGATATTTCAGAGGTTAAAGTCAACACTAAAGGTTTATCAACTCGTTGATATTGAACACTATAAAATATAAGAATATGCCTAAAGGTGAGCTTTTTATAAACAACAAAGATTCCTACGATAGCTGGGGGATTAGTATGGACACGTCTTCCCTATCAGCATTGATGACCCCTGCACCTAATAAGGAGTTCATAGAGAACAAGTCAAGATTAGAACACGGAAAGCGTATAATAACCGCTAATCCTAAAATGGACGAACGTAATCTTACTTTGACCATTCATCTCACAGCTAAAGATGAAGATGATTTTTTCGAGAAGTACAACAATTTTTGTAAAGAACTTGCTACCGGTATATTAAATATTAGGACAAAGTACCAACCTAATATTATGTACCGTACAGTATATCTCTCATGTAATCAGTTCACACAGTTTATGAGAGGCATAGCTAAGTTTTCACTAAAGTTAGTTGAATATAATCCATCGCCTGAAAATCGTACAATTTAACGTTTTAAGTGGCATAGTTTATTTCACTTTTATTATCTTTGCATAAACATCGTATGAAGGTATACGAAACTTATGATAGACATCAAAGACATATCCGGCAACATTCGCTTTTCGACTACTATCAATGAGGGTTCGAAAAGACACTTCCTTTTGATGCAGGAAGATTATATCACTTTGCTATTTAGCCTTTCTAATCCGGTTTATTTCAAACTAGGCGACTACGTAGACAATGAGTTGGGAATATTCGAGCTTGTAGACCTTTATAAGCCTACCTACAATACAACGACAGGTGCATACGACTACGAACTCCGCCTTGATGCTTATTATTGGAAATGGAAGAACAAGAAGTTTTTCTATACACCGGAAACCACCGGACGCGAAGCCGCATGGAATCTTACCGCTACCCTTGACACGCATTTAAATGTTTTTCTGGATAACCTGAAAGCACTCGGATATAAGTTCAGGGATCTGGATTTTACTTGGGACATTGACAGCACAGTAGAAAACACTTCCAAGCTCGTTTCCTACGATAACGTGAATCTGATTGATGCACTTACCCAAATGGCAGAGACATGGGAATGCGAATGGTGGATAGATAATCATAAGATTTGTTTTGGACGTTGCGAATATAGCTCCCCAGTGGATTTTAAAGTTGGTGATTTGTCCGACAGCGAGAACGTAAACGTCAACTCCATGCAGCGAAGCGACAGTCAGGCAACGTATGCGACCCGTATCTACGCTTTCGGTTCCACCCGTAACATTCCTTCCAGTTACCGGAAAGATTTGATATTCGATGTAAAAGAGGTTAATGGACGTAATATATCCGACACGTCAAGGCCACTCAAAGTAAACAACTTTCCGTCACGAGTTACGTATAAGGAAGACTATACCGCTAGTAGCAACGAAGGCAGCGGACCTTTTACTCCCTCTTATACAGAATGGACGCTTGATAAGACTTTAGCTTCATTAGCCAAGGGTGGTTCTTATAAAGTTGTTTCGGAAGGAATTTCAATCAATATATCAACAGCCGTCCCGCAAATAGGGAACCGTGCTTTTCTCCCGGCAGGAGATTATATATTGAAGGCGTCATATATCTATAATGTTTCCGGGGAATCAAAAGAGGTGATTATTGGTAATCAGACCGTTTCATTAGCCCAAAATCAACAATATGAGATTGTGTCTAAAATACAGGTTTCCGACACGTTGGTTATCGACAAAAACAGTTCTGATTTAAAAGTAAGGGTATACGTTCACGTACCAGCTCCAGCTTCTTCCGAGCTGTTATCGACTTTCCAGGCGTATGTAACATACGATATTAACGTGTATGGCGGTTCTTCTGCAACGACTTCCGTGACATTCCTTACCGGTGCAAATGCCGGACAGACTTTTGCTGCTGTTTACAATCCCGACCTTTTAACCGGTGACGCAGCAAACATTATCCAGTTACCGGAAGGTGTAACCGCCTCTTTAGGTAACCGGTACACCATTAACAACATCATAAGCGGTAAAGTCCCCGATAACTACTTCAGTAAGGATGACAAGGAAATGACCCTTAACGGAGTTGTTCAGAAACGTCTTATGCTCCCGGAGGGTATTTCTTATGTAGATGCTTATAAATACAGCCCGACCGGTGAACGTATCAATATCGGAGATGAACGCTATAATGATCCGGATAACGTGGAAATGCCAGAAGAGGAAGCAATCGAAGAGATCGTTATATTTGAGGATGAATATCCCCAATACAAGGGCACAATATCCAGTGTCAGCCACGATGACAAGGTAGACGATAACGATAAGGAATATCGGATCTATAATTTCAAAGATACGGGACTGAAGAACTTTACAGAAGATTTTAGGCTGGATGGTGAGGAACTTCACATGATATTCCAAACTGGCAAGCTTGCCGGGATGGACTTTGCTATCAATATTGTAGAAAGCGATAACACCGGAACAACCTTCGAAATTGTCCGCAATGAGGATTACGGTCGCTTTCTTCCGGATGATGTTCTTTATCCGCAAACCGCACACATGGAGGACGGTGAAGAAGTCCCCGCAGACACATATATCCTTTACGGCTTTGATACCGCATACATCTCCGAACAGATGTTGCCGGACGCAGAGCAGAATCTACTCAAAAAGGCAAAGGAATACGTAAAGAAATCCATGATTGACCCGTCCACCTACGATTGTGAGATGGATGCTGATTTCATCTACAATAAGGGTAATATCCGTACATACGAAGTCGGGGCTAAGATCAATCTGATAAATAAGGCATTTTTCCCGGAAGGCAGACAATCAAGAATAATCGGTTTCGAGTGGCCGCTGGATATTCCTTACGATCATCCGATTTATACAGTCGGTGAAACTGCCTCATATTCTCGTATCGGAGAGATAGAGAGCAAGCTTGATTCCCTTACTTACAAGGGACAAACCTATTCCGGCTCTGCTGTTGGAGGCGGTGGAACGAGTGTGTATGTTATTGGGGTTAATGACAAGACAATCCCGTCTGACAGAAACGTATTCTCCGCAAAGAGAGTGCTTCAGGAGATTATAGCTTACGCTATAAGTAAGACAAAAGATGACACAGCCCTAGGGCTTATTTCATTCCTGAACGGCATTAACGTTATCAATGGTATTGTAACGGACACGATAACTGCAACAGAATTGAGCAGCAATATTGTAAAGGTGCTTGATAAGCTTACAGCCAATAATGCCGCCTTCTCCGGCAATATATCTTCTGTTGATTATGCTGAAAAGTTACTTGGCTGGCTGATAACCCCAGCCGGTGATATAGATGCGAAGTCGTTGCGACTACGTGATTTCCTTGAAGTGCCGGAATTGCGATATAACCGGGTATCAGTTATCACGGGTGAGGAATGGAACGCACCCGGAGGCGGTATAATCGAATCTGTGGACGAAGAGAACAGCATCGTTTACCTGAAGCTTGAACCGGGCGAGATTGCAGCTGTTGAAGTGGATGATATTTGCAAGGCTAACTTTAACAATGACACAGGCTTCCAGACAACGTATTTCCGGATCACCGAAAAGCTGGATAATGGTTCTTTTAAATACGTTCTCCGTAGCGGATATACTTACCATCCTCAAAAGGCTATGCACTTTGTTTGCTATGGCAACTTCACCAATGCAGAACGCCAGAATTCCAGTTATTCCACGCAGAATTATATCCGTTTCCTTAAAGGTGTAAACAACTGGGAGATCACAAAGGATATGATTGCCATGCAGTTGGGAGACCTGTCTAACCTGAAACTGTTTGGAATAGATATGACCGGGTATAGTGCATATCTTAACAGAATCTACATGACCGGTACGATCAAACAGATTTCAAATGATGGTGTGACGGAAGTACCGGTTCCGGCTTTCAAAGGTGAATGGAAAGCGGGTACATACTGGTATTACGACGAAGTAACCCACAATGGCAGCACATGGATTTGCATTGAATCTACGACTACGCAGGAGCCGTCAGATTCTTCTACTGACTGGTTGAAGTATACTTCCAAAGGAGAGCAGGGAGCACAAGGTCCAGTCGGTCCTGAAGGCCCTCAAGGACCGCAGGGAGAGCGTGGTCCACAGGGATTACAAGGTTTGCAAGGGCCAGCCGGACAGGATGGAATACCCGGCAAAGATGGAGAAAATGGACTAACATCATATTTTCATATAAAATATTCTCCCGTCCAGAACCCTACAGCTTCCCAAATGACAGAAACGCCAGATGTGTTCATCGGTACTTATGTAGACTTTACTAAGGAGGATAGTAATGATCCATCCAAGTATACATGGGCCAGATTTGAAGGAATACAGGGTGCAACAGGTGAACAAGGGATTCCTGGTATTAATGGCGAAGATGGAAAGACTTCATACTTGCATATTAAGTATTCAAATGACGGCCAAACGTTTACAGATAATAATGGGGAAACTCCAGGGGAATGGATTGGGCAGTATACCGACTTTGAGAAAAATGACAGTAATGTATTCTCTGATTACAAATGGTCTAAGATAAAGGGTGAGCAAGGGGAACAAGGTCCTCAAGGGGCTACCGGGCCACAGGGAGAACGTGGCCCTACGGGTTCACAGGGCATTCCAGGTACTTCTTCATATTTTCATGTCAAGTACTCGGCAAACTCTAACGGTGATCCGATGACAGATACTCCCAATACTTATATCGGTACGGCTGTTACTACAAGCCCTACGGCTCCGACTTCATATACATCATATACATGGTCCAGATTTAAGGGTGCACAAGGAGAAAGAGGCGAGCAGGGTATACCCGGTATAGATGGAGAGAACGGGCAAACCAGCTATCTCCATATTAAATATTCTGACGATGGTAGTAGCTTCACAGCTAACAACGGTGAGACTCCCGGAGCATGGATCGGTCAATATGTGGATTTTACAGAGGCAGACAGCACCGTATTTTCAAAATATAAGTGGAGTAAAATTAAAGGTGATAAGGGTGACAAAGGTGATAAAGGAGACAAAGGAGATACAGGGTTACCCGGTGCAATGCTCCGTCCCCGTGGAGTATGGAAAGCCAATACCGAGTATTATAACAATGAGACATTCATAGATACAGTAATCTATGACGGTCAGAACAAGCTATGTAAGATTACGCATACGTCTACTTCCTCTTTTGACTCAACGAAGTGGGAAGAGTTCAGCGAGTTCGAAAACGTGGCAACAAACGTCCTTCTTGCGCAGAATGCGACGATTGATGTTCTCGGTTCTTCCGGAATATTTGTTGGAAACTTAGATAAAACGAAGGGCTGGATAATGACCGAAGGCTCTATTAAGCATAATGTTACAGGTGTCGAGCTAACATCTGACGGAAAGCTGTCTCTTCCAGAAACCGGTGGAATAACCGTAGGCGGAAAGACTTTCATAGAAGCCGGCAAGATAAAGACAGAGTTTATTGATGTTGATAAACTTGTTGTAAAACGAATAGAAGCTGTAGAAGGAACAATTGCAGGATTTGAAATTTCAAATAACCATATCGGTGTTGAAGATACAAACCTTGATGGTAATAAAAATGGACTAAGCCTTTATCGTAATTTTATTCGTTTTTCTGATGGTGACGTATACGCCAGCATAGGTGCCGGTGTTTTCCCCGCTTCAACAGGAATTGTAGCTACGGCACGTTTTGACTGCGTAGATAATGGTGCATCTAATATAGGTATATATGTTAGAGCTAAAGGGGCTGCAATAGATAATTCTGCGATAGCCATTGCCGGTGGTTGGATATCCGGTTTTGGCGTAAAATCAAGACGGCTGTCGTATGGAACTACTCTTACGCTTGACGATGTATATATATCATGTTATAATTCAAGTACTATAACGTTGTATCTTCCTACTAAACCATGGCCGGGGAAAATGTATTTTATAAGAGGTATGAATCCTCGAATAGTCAATATTAATTCAAGTGGTTCTTTTGATGATGAAGGGAATGTTATAAAAATGGTATATGGATCAACAGAATCTACTCAATTGGCTGCAGTATACGATAATGGTAATGGAGGATATGGTGGTACTTATAATTTAATTACAATATTTTATGATGGTCAATATTGGCTGTGGAATAGACAAGAACAATAAGATATTATGTTAGTAGCAAAGATTATAAATCAAAGTGAAATAGAAGTTCTTCATTGTATAAATAACACACAAATTGAAGAACTAAAGCATCTTGGATATATGGAATATATTCAAGATGATAAACCTATTTGCAAAGAAGGAGATAAGGCAACTTCTAATTATCAAGTCATAGATAATAAAATAGTCCAATGTTGGTCTATTTCAAAAGACAATCAAGTCATTATTAATGAACTAAAAGAGAAGCTTTCAAAATCTGACTATAGGATTATTAAATGTATGGAAGCACAGTTAACAGGAAACGCCTTTCCCTATGATGTCGAAGTCCTTCATTTGGAGCGTCAACAGGTCAGAGATAGGATAAATGAATTAGAAGAATTAATTTTAACAGAATTATGAAAATAGACTTTAGAGAAATTCAAGTAAGAGATATCGAAGGGAATAACAGTACTATCGATATTTCAAAGATATTAGGAAACGTAATTTATCAGAAAACTACCGATCTTGGAGAATTGGAATTAGCACAAAACATCTATAAAAATGGAGAAATAGAAGTGTCAAAGGAGCAGGCTGAATGTATTAGAAAATATGTTAGTACAAATTTCGTTGCATACGTTCAACGACCTGTCAACGAGCTTCTTTCTAAAGTATAAACTAAAAAACAGATAAAGCTATGATTCTACTAGTATTAATGTCGTTCATCCTCATTGCCGGCTACGTCTTTGCAATGATAAAGAAGATGAAGGGAATCCCGTATTCTATCAGTGATACCTACTATGCCCTGACGCATAAGTTCTGGTTCGGGCTTTGTATGATCGGCTCCGGTGTATTGCTTCTTCCGTCAGCATTTGAAGCAAGCACGGAAAACAGCCGGTTTCTTGTATTCCTTTCGGTTGTCGGAATGATTGTATTAGGTGTATCTCCTAATTTTCGAACAGAACAAAAGATTCCTCACTGTATCGGTGCCGCCATGTCTTTAATTTTTTCCCAGATATGGGTAGGTTGCAATAGTTGGTATTGGTTACTGTTATGGGCTGGATTCATCGCTTACATGGTTATCTCCATGAGTGAGCACTGGACCGGTAACTTCATCTCTGACTTCATAAAGAGAAAGCCTATGTTCTGGATTGAGGTAATTTCGTTGTTAACCGTTTATCTAACTTGTATCGTATGAAAGAAGCAATAGTACATACCACAACCGGAGGATTTGCCGCAATAGCCACTGCATTTGTTGCCGAATCATTGCAAAATATGATTCCATGGCTGATTGTCTCATGTGCTGTAATCCTCTGTGATCTCCTATTCGGAGTAAGGAAAAGTATACTAATGGGTGAAAAGGTCAGATTTTCACGTGCAATCCGTGCCACTATGGGGAAGATGGTCACTTACTTCGCTTTCGTCTGCATGGTCTGCATGATTAGCGTGGCAAGCCACAATGAATATCCTATAGATGTGTATTCCTGCTTATTGGTATGCTTCATAGAGGGATGCTCGATAGTTGGGAATATACTGAAGCCAAAGGGGATTAACATCAATCTTATCGGGGCTTTGGGTGTGTTTGGTAAGAAGGTGTTTAAGGTTGATAAGGAAGATGTGAAAGAAATTATAGAAAAGGAGAAGTAAGTATGAATTTATACACTATTATTTGTGTTTTTCCCTTTTTGCTTTTTATCATACTCTATGCATTTGCGGTAAATAAGCCCAAGAAACGTAAAAAAACAGGGAATAGTAGAATAAAATAGAAAATGAATATGATAAATAAAATCAGCGCCTTAGCCAGCAAGCTTCTATCCAAGATCGGAATAGACGGAATGGCTCACATTATAGTATGCCAGAACTTGGTTATGTGGCTATCGAAATATACGCCACTGTGGTCAGCAATCATTATAACCGTCGTAATCTTCGTCCTGAAGGAGGTATACGACAAGTATTGCAAGAAAACAGAGTTTTCAATTAAAGACATCATCTGTGATTGCGTGGGTCTGGCGTTGGGAGTATTAACATTGATATTATAGGAGGAAAGATATATGGGAAAGTATTTCACTGTAGCCGAAATGGTAAAGAGCGAAACGGCAGATAGGCGTGGTATCGACAACCGTCTGCCGAAAGCATTGATATGCAATGTGAATGGCTTAATAGACAACGTTCTTGATCCTCTCCGAGAAGCCTATGGCAAACCTATCACTGTAACGAGCGGATACCGTTGCGAAGCATTAAACAAGGCTGTAGGAGGAAGTAAGACCAGCGAACACATGAAAGGAATGGCAGCCGATATAGTTGGCACTCCGAATACAAAATCGGAAAACAAAAGGCTATTCAATCTCGTACAAGAACTTGAACTTCCTTTTACGCAGCTGATAGATGAGAAGAACTTCTCATGGGTTCACGTTAGCTATGATAGCTGCAATGTGAAAAAACAGGTTTTAAAATTATAATTTATAGGAGGAACAATCATGGCAGATTTACAATTTACCCAAATAACGAGTCAGGATCTTTATGTATCAGAAATTGTTGTCAACAGCAATTTCAATATTCATTTAGACCGTGTTGCCGGATCAGAAATCAGAATCTATCAGAAGACCGGTAGTGAAACAGAATCAATGGATGAGAGGACAGCCGAAAGCCGAGGTTTTGACCCTGTATTTCTTCCGGGATATATCCAAAGTGATTCTGGGAAAATATTCGATTACGATTTTGACGCCTTGGTTTATCCGAAGGTAATTCGTATCGAAAGTTATACAGAAGTAACAAGTGGAATTCTAACGGAGGCTGAATGATGCTTAATAAAGTCTCATTAAACACAATAGGGCTTAACCGGATCGGATTGAACCGAATCGGTAAGCCTTCTCGTGCTTCGTCCGACCGTCCTTACATCGACCCGGAAGTCTTAGCCTCCTTGAAAGCTGTGTGCATCTGCTACGGTAAGAGTAACGACGACCCGGACAGGGCTGTTGTCAAGAACTTGGTGGACCCTGACAATCCGTTTGTGATTAGCAACGCAGCTTACACTGAAGGAAGTGGCTACGCAGATAAAGATAGTCCTTACTATGGTGCCTTCGTCACCGACGGAATCGACGACCTGATTACTTCCACCAAGACCGTACAGGAGATGGATATTACTGATGAGGTTACTGTTGTTAGTATGATTCATCAGATAGATTTAAATTCTACATATACCATAGCAACTACTAATTATATAGAAAATAGTAATTCCAGAGAACACGTTAGAAGCGATGTTTATAATTACGGTAAAACTGGGATATACGGTTATAGTGCGTTATTAATTAATAATACTAAATCTGATATAAAAAACATATTAGGAGATGAAGCAGATTATTATGTTAAGTCAACCAATAGTTTACAAACAATATTTGATGCTAAATTCAGTGTTGTAGGAAGAATTAGTGAATTAACCGAAGCAAGTCAAGTCGCTTGGTACTGGACAATCATCGCCAACAAGGTGCTGACTACCGACCAAATCAACCAAGTAATCGCTTACTTCAACTTGGATAGAACTCTTAACCCTGATATACTGTGTAATACTATCAAGCAGGGAATCACCAACGAGAACCACGCAGAGTTTGGCGATAAGCTGATTGACTTTTCAGGCAACGGTAGGGATATTCAGTTGAACAATCTAGCTTGGGATGGGGATAGTGGTATTGGGAAGTATAATTATCCTAATTGGAAAGTCACGGCAACTATTGCCAATACGTATTCAACTATTGTAAATTATCCAACTGTTAATGGTACTTACTCCATTAATGTTAATGGTGTATCAGAATTGATGCAATCAATAGGGCTGCATTTGGAGATAAAGTACACTACTTCTACGGGAATTATATATAATGATATAAAACAAGATGGTGTATATTCATATATTTTACCTGATGGAGCTACGGATTTAACATTAAGATTTGGAGGTATTCCGGGAATTGTAAATGAACCATGCAATATAACCATCACACAAATCCCTTCCCACGCAGGTGCTCTCTGCCTTGACGGAGTAAATGACTTCGGGCAGTTTGTAGGAGACTTGGGATTGAAGGATTATACTTTGATTATGAATAGAGCATATAATAATCTTATTAATAATCAAGTGCCTTTAATAAGTTCTAATATAGTTGAAAACCAAACTCCATTTATAGTAGAACATTGGAATACTGGTTCTAATGCTATATCATTTAGTTATGGTGCATCACGTACTACTGATATTCCACTAGATATAAATAAAAAGATAGTATATCAGTCTACTTATTCATATATGGGATATGTTATACCTAAGGGAAATGCAATCTCCACAGGGAATGGTATTACATTAGGTAAATTTGGTAATGGAGTACAATATTCTGCTATATGTCTTTGGTCTTTAATGCTCTTCCCTTATAGTATGTCCGAGTTCTTGATAGAGCGTCAGTTGAAGAAGCATAAGCTGGGTACGCTGTATCCGGATATGGTGGAGTTTAGACCTGTTATAAAAGCTAATAATGACTATGAAATAGTTTATACTGCTATTATCAAACCTGATAATTGGCAAGAAATATCTATTGGAGATTATGTAACAGTTGGTAAATCAGTAGCTATTCAAATTAAATTAAACCTTCCACTTGAAGTTACGAATGTATCTAGTAATTCTTTAGCTGATGTGTCTTTTTATAAAGAAGAGACTGGTGATAATGTTTATACTATATATGGTCGATTATTGGATGGTAAATCTCCTCAAAAGATAAACATCACAATTGACGAATACATCAGATACGAGGACATTGTGCAGCCGTATCCAGTTCTATTGAGATTCAATGATGAAAATGGTAACGAAGTATCTTGGGGAGGTAAATTCAAAGTTGGTTCTACTATTACTAGAATAGGTTCTGCCATTGATTCTAATCTACTTCCTAATATATATAATATATTTGGATTATTATTGAATGGCAATCAAGTAACTAGTTCTAAAGTTATTGTTGAAAAAACAATGGTATTTAAGGCTAAAAGTGCTTATATATTTGATAACAACGAACCTAAATGTATCCTATCTCCTAGACTACTACGTATTCCAAACTCTAGCTATAAGATATTAGGTCATATCCCCGATATATCCGGTCATGGTAATCATGGTAAGATAAACAATTCTGCTTATGCAGAAGGAAGTGGAGTTAATGAAGATGGTTCATACCAATTTGATGGTGTAGACGACTTTGTTACTATTCCTACTATTGTTGGTGGTAAGCAGGTATTGATGAAGATGAATTGGCAAAATAGAACAGGATTATTATATGACCAAAGAAAAAACGGAAGCTCAATAGATGCCTTTGCTATTTTAAATGTTAATTCAAATAATAGTATTGCTTATAATAGTAGAAACACAGATGGAGAAACTTATATTGATGGAATCTTAAATAAAAATATAGTTTGTCCTCAATTATATAAAATTACGCATAGTATAACTATTATAAATCAATTGGCGAATAAAGAAGAAGTTATATCGCCTACTATTGGTAGTGATACTACTCATAAGATTTACTTTTCTCAAATGTCTCTCTATGACTTCATGCTCTTCGACGACATCTCAACAGAAGATAAGATTAAAGAGCTTAACGAGTATGTAGGTATAGAAGGCAATACAGATGACTTATTTAACGAAACCAATTAAAACAATTATGAAATACATTACATTCCCCACAGCGAATTTGAACAAGATACCGCAGGAGGTACTCGATGAACTGCACTTGGTTCCGAGAAAGAGCGTTGACGGTACACAGGTGATTATGAAATTGGATCACTATGAAAAGTTGTTCCCAAGTATCATGACTTTGCCGTTACTGGACGAAGAGGAGACTCCGCAAGAGCCGGTTTACCCTTATCCGGTATACGAAGGCGAAGAATTGAATACTTTGCTGGCAAGTTCGGAATGGTCTTCAAGCGATAGTGTTTT